AGTGTGAGTTGGGCGGGTGGCGCGAGGTTGGAGTGGTCAATTGGCCACTCCAGTTCGTGGCCCCCGCAGCCATCGCGGGAAGTTGTTGCTTCCCGCGATTCGGGATAGGTGAGTGGAAACTCACCGAGTGATTTTACTACCTTATCGCCCTGCCGGAGGCATCGTATCCGGCGGAAAGGAGAATTATGAGAACGAGAGTTGGGTACATCAGGGAAGTCGAGGCCCCCGACCCAAAAGCGACCTACGGGTTGCTTCAAAGGGTCGCCCGTGCTGAGGAAGACGCCATTGCCGCTTGGCGATGCCTCCATGAGGCCGAGCGCCGGGTTGGCCTTTATGACGGCTGGGCAGAATACCTAGCCGAAGCAGAGGCTGACTATAGATCAGCCTCTGCAAAAGCCGATCACCTGGAGATACCTCTCCAGGTGTATACGGCTGAGAGTGATGATGGTATCGACGCAACTGCGCTAGTGCTCGACGATCAGGCTGTGCTGATCGTCGGGTGCGAGTTGAGTGATTGGCGCGAGGTCGAAGTGGTCTATTGGCCACTTCGATTCGCCGAGGGAACTTGTTGCCCCCTTGGCGAATTTACCGCCGAATAGTTGAGACGTGCAGCGAGGCGTCGTATCCGGCAAAAGTGCCGGTATGATTGGCACCCTCTGTGCGAGCTGCACGTAACTCGTGAAGAATTCGACATGTCTGCAGCGTGTGGTGAGGTCCTCTACGTATAGACAGAGACAAAACCGAAAGGGGAGAAAAATGATGGGATTCGGAATCAGGAACCGGTGGGTTCCAAAGTCAGAGCGAGGGCGAAAGGTCGCTCGTTTCCTGCGGGCGCGCGGGTACGACATACGCAACAAAGAGGTCTGCGGACGATATGTCTGCAACCTTCCAATGTTTACCGAGCTAACAAGGGACGAGCTCGGTGACATTGCGGCGATATTGGATCCACAGCGAGCGTATGATAAGTGGTGGAACGCAAAGGATCTGGCGGCTTCCATTCGCAAGGACCCCAGAGCGTATGGATACGTCGCCCAAGATATAGCAGAGAAGGCTGCCAACCGCATCGAACGTGACTGGATGCTCTAGTCATGTGAGGAACGGGTTTCCCCGTTCCTCCAAGTCCCTCTCTCGTAGAGAGACTTGGAGGGATCGAGAAACCGTAGAACTGAAAGGAGAGAATGATGAAAAAGCTATATCGAATTAAGGATATGGCATTAGGGGGCCGGGCCGACCAGCGTCTTGTGTGGCTGGGGTTTAGCCCCGCTGACGATGTTATTGAGGTGGAAGAGAGCGATGGTGTATACGCCACGTTCCAGGCGTGGCTTACACCGGAACAAGTGCAGGTTCTGGCCGAGGAAGAGGCGATTTATGAGCTGATCCAGGCCAGGTAGCAGAGAATTGCGAGATGAATAGGCCCTGCCGGAGGCGTTGTATCCGGCGGAAAGGGGAAACATGGGGGTTGAAGGAAAAAGGCTGATTCATGCTGTTGAACTTCTGGGGAAATTGGTCTCCGCAGAGCCGGTTGAGTGTGTTGAGGGCACTTATCCTAAGGCCATCTACATGTGCCGTTATTGCGACCGTGAATGGACTGGATGGGTTCCGAAGGATTGGCGAGACGAACGCCAACATGCCAGGGGTTGTCCTTGGCGATTGGCAATGGAATACCTAAAATGTAAATGATGAAAACTGTGTGAATGGAGAATCCTGGGGAGGTAAGACTATGCCAATATTTCGTACTGGCGGGGACATTCTTGAATCGCCTGCACAAATACTGACCTGTCCAGTAAATTGTGTAGGTGTCATGGGCGCAGGGCTCGCCTTGAAATTCAAGAGAAGGTTTCCCCGGATGTATGAGGACTACTTCCAGATGTGCTTGGATGGGAAGCTAACCATAGGCACCCTGTGGCTATGGCGCGCTTCCTATAAACATATCCTTTGCTTCCCTACAAAGAAGCATTGGAGAGAGAAGTCCAAAGTTGAATACATAGACCTTGGACTTCGCTGCCTTGTCCAAAACTGGAGAAGTCTAGGTAGAAGCATAGCCTTACCCAAGCTAGGCTGTGGATTAGGAGGACTTGACTTTACTAGCCAAGTATGGCCTGTCATGCAGCGCCGACTGAATGACATTCCCATTCCGATCTATGTTTACTTGTAAGGAGGGGTTATGATAAGAGACACAGAGTCCTTTCGGAAACTCTCCGGGGCTACTCCCAAAGACCCCCTAATAGATTGGGGGTTTCAAGAGGAATGGGTGCCCGGAGATGGAGTGAGTATCCCGGACGAGTTCTGGCCTATTGACCCTCTGAAAGAGCCAGAACACCTATGGGACGACGAGTGGCCACAAGAGGAGGACGAGAGATGAATTACCAAGAAGCTATAAAGTACTTACAGCACGGGCGAGACAAGGGCCGCAGGCCATTGCCTGGAGTAGCAACGTACATGGTTGCTCTTGACAATGGCGACATTGGCGTGAAGTATCACAATACAGTGATTGTCCTCTGGAAGCCGGATGGGACAATCCGGCTCGATTCCGGAGGGTGGCGAACTGCTACATTGAAAAATCGTATGAACGAATACTTGCCTTCAAAGTATAGCGTCTGGCAAGATAAGGGCATCTGGTATTTACACCAAAGGGACGACAATACAGATGAAGTTGTGACCTTTGAGGATGGCATTACCATCCTACCCGATGGGTTTATCGACCTCAATACCACAGGGGGGAATTCTACAGAACTTCTGAAACTGCGAGAGCAAGTCAAGGAATATGCTAAGGAATTCATGGAGGCTCTGGTAGATGGGCAGATTGGTCCTCCTAAGGAAGGGGACTGCCTGTACTGTAGTTATACAGATGGCGCTGGACAAACGTGGGGTGAGATAACCAAGGATAGGACACACGTCCTCGTCCATATGAACGAGGGAGACTACGTCCCTGCGCTCCTACTACGAGCAGTAGAGGTGATGCCAATTTCAATCGCTGCCCATGACTGGGTCGTACAGCAAGTGTTTGGAAATCTTCAGAATCGAAGCTACTACAGTTTTGAGGGCATATGTAGAACGCAAGTCCATAGAGCCTTGTTCCGCTATCTGTGTCGCCTGGTAGGACTAGCCTCATAAGAGGCAGGAAATGGACGTAACAGATGGCATCTTAGGAGGTTAGATGAAACATGAAGGAAAGATCTGGAGCAGAGGATTGGTCAGAGGCGCGTTTGTTGAAACGCGCCTTCAACCAGGTTCAGGGTGGCTACAACTACCTACGATGGTTGCTGCTATACTGGCCTGATTTGCCCGATGCAGTCCAGAGTAAGACGCTGGACTGTTGTCGCGCGCTAGCTGATATACTAGCCACGCTTTATGATTTGTATCTCTCGATGGAGACAAGAGACGACTTGTAGTTAAGTAAGTGAAAGGGGAATCATGCAGAAGCGAAAAGCACAAGACTTTGGCGACGAGTATGTTTTCCTGGCCAATTCGTCAGACCTGCACTTTGCCCAGTGCCTACTAGGTCAAGACTGGCATGGTGAGTATGCCAGTATGTTCATCAAGGTAAAGGATGCGGATTATGTAGAGGTATGGGCAAGCACTCGTCCAGTGCCCAACCCGAACACTACCTACTGGCGGGTCTATCCTCAAACAATCAATCTCTATGCAGTGATGATCGGCCTGTACGGGTGCCTACCTGACACTGTCTTTTGGTGTCGGACTCTTGGAGAAGCAAGAGACATCGCCAAAGCTGAAAAGGCTATGTTCCTTGACGGTGATGACTATCGAGTCTCTGGAGACATTCGTAGAGATGGCATCTACGATGTTCTACGCAAGGACTACACAGGTGACTGGGATTCATGGCAATACATCGAAATTATGCCTATCGAGGTTAGCCAAGAGGAATGGGATGAATATCGTGAAATGACTTACAGGCGGGTCTAAACCCGCCTGTAGCATCATAACAGACGCTTTGCGCCTGTAAGGAGGGACTTGCGTAAATCTTAAAAGAACATGCCTTTGCCTTGCCCTCATTAGCGAGGCAAAGGCGACTACTACAAGGAAAGGACACTCATATGAAAGCCCTTGTCTGGTTTATATTCGCAAGTGCAGCGTGGTTACTAATACAAATCGTTTTGTTACCGGTTCTTACCAGAATTGGAGGATGAGTCATGCAACCGGCAAAGTTATAGATTCATCAGACAGTTGACAGGGACAACCCTCATATGATTTTGAGGACTAGAACTATAACCAACGGCAACGAAAGGGGGCAAGCATGAAAAGGGTAGCCATATACGACCGGAATATTGGGGACTATGTTTGTAGTGATTGCATCCGCGCGTTCTATGCAGACATCTTGCCAGGGATAGTCAAACATGGAACCGAGGATGAACTAACTGACTGGTTGCGACGCAACAGTATTCGATTCCGTGAGGTTACCAAGTCACAGAGACGATTATATCCCAATGGATTGTACTGTGACAGCTGTGGAGACGAGGTGTTTCCACCACACCAAAGGAGATAGGCATGAAAAGCAAGGATATATAGCGCGTACCATCGTAAAGGAGGCAACTAGGATGTACGAACAAAATAAACGTGAACGACTTGGGAATGCGTTACGAATTCTGCGTGAGGCAAGGTGGTCGTATGCACAAATCCGTTGTGACCTGGGTTTCAATTACTCCGAACGTATGAAGGCTGTGACAGGAAGTGATATTGACGCTGAGGCGGCACTGCTATCGTTTGTTCGTTTTGCTAGTGAACGACAACCTGAATACTTGGACTGGTTAGAAAAAGCATACCAGGGAAGGGCAAGATGAGGTATGAGCAAGAGTCTATATCGGGTACGAGTAGAAGTTACAAGTGTATATGACTTGGATGTGGAGGCAAGCAATGTAGCACAAGCGAAACAACTAGTTAAGGCTATCGGTGCAGAGGCAGTTAAGGCGTCAGGAGAATGCGTTGGCTTTTGGGAGATCGACAAAGTATTTGTTGTCGAAAGGACGGAACATGAAACCTTATGTTAAGTTTACGCGCAATGGCTATGGTTTTGGGTATGACTGGACGCTGGTTATACCAAAAACCAAAACGCTACCTGAACAAGAGTTTTTCATGGGACAGGAAGCAAAGGTGAAACAACGAATTCTAGGCTACAGTGGGATGTCTCTTGCAGCGGAAATCTGCAAGCGAACGGGTCAAGAGTTTCGTCATCCTTTGCCTTGGACGCAAACGGTAGCGGAGGCACTGGCCGCCATCATTATTGAGGCATTCGGTGGTTTACGACAAGTGAGAACACTAGAACCGTGGGCCTTACACGCGGGAGGCGGCTGATGAATTATAGAGGTAGTGTACGAAAGGAGCATTATGACTGAAAGATTAGAGACATGTATCTCATGTGGCGAGGAGTTTGACTCTGACAGCGAGGGCAGGTGGACGGATAAAGGACCACTCTGCACAAGTTGTTGGGAGTATGATGAGGAATATGCAAGCACGCTTGTTCATGCGTCTGTGCGGGGTATGGAGACCATACGATTTAGCTGCCTTATCTGTGGCCGCACTTTTTGGGGTCTTGCAGAGGCGATTGCGCATGAACGAGCGGGCGTGCCTTGCTGTTCTATGCCTCGCTTTGTAAAATGCGACTGAAAGGAGAGACATGGCTAACTATTATACTGAATTCTCGATTCTTGTTGAGTGCCATAATAAGGAGCAACAAGACTGGCTGATTCAGCATCTGAGAGAAGAAGAAGAGGATGGTGGGTTTTATGCAGAGGAGCAGCGTGACGACGTTTGGATCACTGGAGAGAGCGGAGACCTCGATATTCTGCTAGATGTTATCGCTGAGTTTCAGCGTACCTTCTCTATTACCGAAGCTCAGATCATTACCTGGAGCAATACCTGCTCTCGACCGATGGTAGATGCCTTCGGCGGCGGAGCAGCGGTGGTGTATCGAGGGGAGTACGTCACGATAGACTGCTTTGAGTGGGCGAACGACTTAGCCAGGCGGTGGCAAGCTGGCTGCGACGTAACTCCATTCAAGCTTTTTAGCAAATGGGATAACTAAATCAGGAAGGAGAAACACGATGGCCTGCCGAGGCGTTTGGTTCCGTTGTCGAACCTGTGGAAAGTGGATCAAGGGTATTCCAGCTTTGCGTAAATTCTTCCGTGCTGGAAAGCCCTGTTGCAAACTTCCGCGCTACGAGAGACTAGATTAGATTATCACTAAGGAGAGACATGTTAAAACTAACGAGCAAAGAGCTGATCGCCGCCATCTGTGACGAGGCGAGAGACCTGCATCACAACGCGAGTCTTCTGGGGAAGTTCCCTGACTTTGACTCCGATGATGAAGCAGAGCTTTTCTGGGAACAACTCTATTTCGAGGTAGAAACCCTGAGTTCTGTCCTCGCAGAAGACCTCAAGCAGTTTGGATTCGATGTGCAGATTCAGTCCTATGGCCGAAACGGAGCGACCATAGCTCCGGTCGGTTGGTATATCGACAATGCAATCACTCATGGGTTCAATTGGGATCTGGTGGATACAGACAGAGGGGTGGATGCCTACTTCTACAATTATAGGCTTTGGAAGGCCCTATGCTACATCAACGAATTTTGGGAAAAACAGACGGACAATGTAGGCACCTGGTGGAAAGCAACACTTGAAGATATACACGAGAGAAGACAAGAAGAATTAAAGCACAGGCGGGAGGCCATCTCTCTAGAGAGCCCCAGAGTAGTAGCAACCCTTACAGCAGCCTTGAGGCTGTGGCAAGAGAGCCACGAGAAATTGAACCAAAACGACCCCCTGTGGGACGTTGCTACTAATGCAGGCAGATACGTTCCCCTTTCTACTGAGGAGGCCAATCAAGTAGTAGAAATTCTACAGGAAGGAGTAATATGAGCCAGGTACAGAATGCGAACCCTATGAAACCAGGTTGTTGGATCGACACAGGAGGATACTCTCCTACGGAAATTGATCGTAGAATCGTAGAGATCCTTATGGATTTTGACCCAGAGGAAGGAGGAAAACTCGAAGCGGAGCTTGATGCATTGGACTTTGAGAATGACGAAGATGCTGCTCAAATATCTTACGAGATTGCTATGGACGCAATAGATGCTCTTCAGAACTATGCTCCAGACGGTTATTGGATAGGCTTTCTCGATTGCTCTGATGCCTTTGGCTGCTGGAAAGGAGATGATAAGGAATGAAGTAGACTTTATCCTTACTGTATCTACTGGATGAGGACTTAGGTTAGCTGCCAGGTGTATATGTTATAAGGCATGACATGGGGGTAAAATGATAAATCTTGAAGGAATGTCTAATGCAGAGGCGATATTCGTAGTAGCCTACTGCATAGATCGTGGAGTAGGAGTCTGCCTCACTCCCAATGGAGAGAAATGGATGGCATACCCATTTGCTCCTATTTTAGGGGAGGAAGCAGAGATAATAAGAAACTGTGTAACATATGAAGGAGATGGGTTCGTCCTATACGATAGTGATGAATTTGATAGTTTGTACGGAACATAGTGACGATGTACATAGGCAGACTCCAAGTCTGCAAAGCACCACTAGGGGGGACAATGAGTGAAATAACTGTATATGACAACGGAGGAAAAACAATAGACAGATATACTGTTGTTATAGCACAACATGTGTGGACTATGAGTGAACATCCTCGTAGTCCACAGGGATTCTGTCAATATGCTGGGGAAGTATCACAGCTATCTTGTGAAGAAGGCGAGGAAATACCCCTAAAGGAGCTACCTATGGAACCACTGCATGTGATACTCGAGTTTGCAGCTGTGGAGGTGATTGAGAGAATGCTTTTGGATCCACAGGGGGAGTGCTATTGGGAATTACTGAATGACCTATTGGAGGCTGAGATATGAACATAAATTAGTTTTTAACAGGGGTTAAGGGACAGAAGTATCTACGGTATGGCTAAGAAAGGAGAATTATGCAGGAGAAACTATACAAAATCGAGGACCGCCGAGTTGTAATCAATGATGAAGGTGACACGCAGATTGCAGACCTTATCATTGAGAACGACTATGGTTTTTGGTATGGTATAGACTTGGGTTCTGGCGAGTGGGAATACCTCCAAGACAACGGAGAGTATATTCCTGCTCCTGAAATGGTGTCCAAGTAATGGAAGAGTCCTCTCCTCAGGTCGCCAAATTGGTGGCCTGAGGAGACTAGAAACAAGGATGGCATAATGACGATGGGAATTCGCTTCATAGGAAGGGAGGGACTATGCAATGAAAATGAAACAGCCTAAGCCAGTAATTTTGGAGGAGCTGGCGGCTAAGATTAAGTATATTGATCTAGCTAAGCTTTTGGAAAGTCCAAGGTTACGTGAACCGGAGCGGCAGGCAGCAGAAGAGTTGGCTAGGTGCAAATATGAAAACTATCAGCAGCGATAACAGCTTTCGTAGCATTGTATATGAGGGGGCAAGATGAACAAAGAGCAGCTAGAAATGCTGGTAGCAAGCATTCCGGGATGGAACGCTTGGCGCAAGGAAAACCATAATGTAGAGATACATCTAGCCGGAGTGAATCTGCATGGAGCTAATTTAGTAGGTGCAGATCTAAGCAGAGCTAATCTGCATAAGGCCGACCTGAGCGGGGCCGACCTACACAAGGCTGACTTACGCTGGGCTAACCTAGAAGAGGCTGATCTGAGGGAGGTCAACCTACACAGGGCCAATCTGAAAGAGGCCGACCTGCGCCTGGCCAGCCTGAGGGAGGCCGATCTGAGTGGGGCCGACCTGCGCGAGACCGACCTGAGCGGGGCCAACCTGCGCCTGGCTAACCTGCGCCTGGCCAACCTTGTGCAGGCAAGCCTTCATAAGGCGGACCTCCATGAGGCAGACTTAACTGGCACTGATCTGAGTGAAGCAGTTATGAGTGAGGCAGTTCTGAGATTGGCTAACCTTCGTGGAGCTGACCTGAAAGGAGTCGACCTACACAAGGCTGACTTGCGTGAAGTAGACCTGAGAGAAATTAGACTGGTCGGGATAAACATGAGTGGCGCTAATCTAGCAGGGGTCAATCTGCGCTCTGCAAATTTGTTTCACACAAATCTTCGTGAAGCAGATTTGCATGAAGCAAAGCTAGTTAACGCAGACATGGAGTTCGTCAATCTGTGTAGAGCGAACTTGCATAGAGCTTCTCTTAGTGGAGCTAACTTGAGCGGGGCTGACCTGTATAAGGCAGATCTTTCAGAGACAAACTTGCTTGGGGCAAGCATAGATGGGGCAGATATACGTAAGGCTGACTTGTATGGATCTAGCCTATATAAGGCCGACCTAAAATACTCAAAATTGCAAGGAGCCAATCTAACTTGGGCGAGTCTTATCAATGCTAACCTGCTTAGCACCGACCTAGATGGAGCTAATCTGGGCGGAGCGAGTTTGAGTGGTGCTTATCTACATAAAGCCAACTTAAGCGGGGTGAAGGGTCTGCTTAAACAGGGGGAATGGCTAAAAGAGAATCTTGAATTTACGCCAGAAGGTGTTATAGCCTATAAGGCGTTTGGCATGTATCATGCAGCTCCAGATAGTTGGCGTATAGAAGTTGGTGCAGAACTGCACGAAGTGTGCAACCCTAGTCCAACAAGTAATTCAGGATCAGGAATTCATGTAGCCACACTGCCCTGGGTTAGACGCTTTGTTAAGTCAAAGACAGTTTGGAAAGTTCTCATTCCCTGGGGTTCACAAATTGTGGTTCCCTATAACACAGCAGGAGAATTTCGCGTAGACACAGTTCGATTATTGGAGGTAGTAGCAGGGTGAAAGCAGCACAACTGGTTAGATTGAAAAAGGACATAGCGAGTTGGAACATCTGGTATCAGGAGAATCCCAATGAGCAGATTGACCTAAGCTGGTCTGACATGATTGGAATTGACCTACATGAGGCTGACCTACATGGCGCAAACTTGCAGGGGACTAATCTGGAGGATGCAAACTTGCGTAGGGCCGACCTAAATGGGGCTGACCTGCGTTGGACTGATTTACACGAGGCAAACCTGAGAGGAGCCAACCTGTATAGAGCTAATCTTGAGCGAGCAAACCTGCAAGAAGTTGATCTCAGCTGGTCTAACCTGCAAGAGGCTATCCTGTGCAAGGCAGATATGTGGCAGGCGGATCTACACTGGTCTAACATGAGCGAAGCAAGCTTGTATGAGGCCAACCTAAGAGGGACTGACCTACATAAGGTTGATCTGTACAATGCTGACTTGCGTCACGCTGATCTCAGCTTGACAGACTTGCACAATGCAAGTCTGCGCAAGGCTGACCTTAGCTGGTCTAACCTGCAGGAGGCAAACCTATGCGAGGTTGATTTGCAAGAGGCGAATCTATACCAGTCCAACATGCGTAGAGCAAATTTGTGTGAGGCAAACTTAAAAGGAGCTGACCTGCGCCGAGCTAATCTGTGTGATACCGACCTGCGTCACGCTAACCTGAGTGGGACGAAGGGTTTGCTTAAACAGAAAGAATGGCTCAGAGAGAATCTTGAGTTTACACCAGATGGTATTGTAGCCTACAAGGCGTTTGGTTTGTATTTTAAGGTCCCTGACAGTTGGCATATAGAAGCTGGTGCAGAGCTGTATGAGGTATGCAACCCCTGTGCAACGAATGATTGTGGATCGGGGGTAAATGTGGGCACATTAACTTGGGTAAAATATCACTCCGAAACAAGAAAGATTTGGAAAGTTCTTATTCCTTGGGGCGCACGAATTGTAGTTCCCTATAACACAGCAGGAGGATTTCGCGTAGATACAGTTCGACTGTTGGGTGTGGTAGAATAAATTGGAATCTTGATGAAAAGGAGAAGGATGTTGACAACTAAAGAGTCGGAAGACATCTACCAGGTGTTGGCGGATTTATATCATAAGTTGGTCGATATTGGTAATACACCAGAGGAGGCGGCATATGTTATAGACTCTACATTGCAAGAGGCTAGACACAAGAGTCACGACCGTACAGTAGATGAGTCGGGAGAAGACACGAAGGGGCATGTATTATGCTGAAAACAGCGAATGGCCAATAATTAGACATGCGAAGTAGACAAGTGGAAAAGATTGTTAATTGCACTAGTCAGAAAGTATAGGAGCACAGAATGAGTGACCAGACAAACCAGGTAATAGCTGATATGCTTCGGGAGAATACGGGTGCACACTTGTTGGATAGCGGAAATTACTATGGGCGGCATTGGAAACATAATCGACAAATTGTAGATTTTGAAGATGAAAAAGAAGTAGAGCTCTATATTGATGATGTCTGTGGCATAGACATGACCATATCTGTATATCACTTTCTCACCAAAGCTCTGGAATTCTCTGAGGAGCTTGACCAGCTTTACAGTTGGTGGTTAAGTGAAGAGACCAGAATGTGGGAGCAGAATTCTCTCAAATGGCCCAATGGATCAGCAATTCAAGACAGAGAATCTTCTTATCACCTCTCGGATATGAGGGACTTTGTTGATTGGCTGCGAGCAGAGGGCTTTGGAGTCTCTGGACTATATGGCGAAGGAGACCCATTTGTTGTCAACACATACAATGGTGCGTGCTTGCTAAGCCAAACGCTACAGTATATCTATTTTGAGCTTACCGCTCTACCTATGTGTCCAGACTCTACGGAACTAACCTGTGGTAGATATTGTCTTCTGCAAATACACAATGGATGTGATGCTAGAGGTGGATACACAGCACCAAGGGCCTTTAAGGTCCTTTCAGAGGAGGAATCACACCTTTTTCACGTCGCAAGAGGAACGATCATCTGCGAAAAAGACTATAGACATGCGTGGACTACAGACGACGCCTACAATTGGTATCCAACAGGTAGCGACACAGGAGAGAAGCTAAATGATTACGAGGTGATTAGTCTTGAAGACGACAGCCTCATAGAGGAATTTAGAGAATGGAAAGCCAACCAGAAAAAAGTAATTCGTGTTGAAGATGGACAACAAGCGCTACCATTTATTGAAAATCCAGAGAAGCGCATGGAAGAAGTGAATAGTAAGATAATTGCTACTGTCGGTGAATATGTTGCTCAGGTCTACAAGGCTGTCGGATGTGTAGATGGTACAGGCTTCTGTCCAATTTGTAATGGAAAGCTCAACGGATATATGTAAGGAACATACTATGAACTAGGAAGCTATGCAGGATAGTCAACTAATTTATTGTGTTCTTGCATAGCTTTCTAGGAGAAAATGACCCTGTGTCAAAACGAAATTTGACATTTTGTGAATAATGTAGTATGATTCAAGTATCAAGGAGGGCATAATGTACTAGAGGGGCTTACCTAACGCTGACAGATGGATAGTTAACATTCTTTGGATTTACAGGATAGCATCACAAAATATGACGAGTAAGATAATTCCAGAGGGACATGAAGCGAAGCTTTTTTGGATGTCACTCCCAGGATCTCCCGTAGAAAGCATATTCAACGGACGGAAATTAGTCATTGAATTTGATAAAGAGACTTTGGAATTTCCAAAGATTTCTCTCTGGGAGAGACGAGATTGCGAGCAATACATAATGGTCCTAGTTGCTCACAGAGGGGCAGATCGTGTATGGTTTGAAAGCAATGACTTTGAAACTCTACAGACTACCTCTCAGCTATGGGCTTTTAGCATAGTGAACTGGGCCATTACTTCAGGTAACATGAGCAGTCTTTACAAAGAAATGGAGGGCAGTAACGATGAAATGGAGATAGACATAGACGAGCTGATTACAGAAATCGAGGAGTTTCTAAAAGAATGCAAAGGAGAGGATAATGAATTTAATTGACTTTCAAAACAAATATGTTACAGAAACCGAGTCTCTCATAGCAACTCTTAACAGCCTAAATCCTTTTGAAGCTAGTGAAGAGGAGCTAGACACCCTGTGTACGGCATTAAGTGTCCTATCTGATATGCTTCGTCTTGTAAAAAGAATCAACGAGATATTGGCTTGTTCTGCGCTAGAGAGTTCAGCAGAAGAGGAAATCACAGATGTTATTGATGAAGAGAGTCCACAAGATTTAATTAAGCCAGATCTCTGGCCTGGGCAGTAGGTTAATATGACCGACCAGGAACAGGACCTCCATCCCTATAGAATACGAACATTGGAGGTATGGGAAATAGGCATTCTACTCGATGCCTATAACGAGAGGGACGCTATCGAGCGTTATCTAAATGGTGAGGAGGGCGAACGTGAATACGTTCGCCCCCGCAGGATCGTAGACCCAAATGAATGGATTGTAGAATCCAGAGAACCTGAGAAACTGTTTGAGGAGGCTATCGGGTTACTAATGGAGTTATCTACAGATCCAGAATGTCCAGAACATATTTTAGAATTCCTAAAGAGGATTGAAGAATATGCTGACCAAAGAGCAAATGCTAGTGAAATGGGAGATGGAAGCTACAGCGATAGAGATACCAGAGATTCTGACACAGGAGATACCTCAGCAAATTTCTCCGACTGGCTGTCTGAGGCTTGGGGAATTTGACGAAAGATATCTTATTAAAATATGCCAAAGTATACTTCATTTCCTGGGGCACAGAATCGAGAAGAATACTAAGATATCTCGTTCCAGAACGATGGACACAGAGACTGGACCTGTGGTGGAATACAATCCACACCGATCACGGGACCTTTTGATATGGTCATTCTTCCATGAGATTGTACACTGTCTATTTAATCCATTCATACTCTCGGCCTCTAGGGAGCTGCTAGAGTGGCTAGTAGAGTTAACTACATCCGGTCTGTTAACTCTATTTATGTTTGAGCAAAATTCCCAGCGAGCGCTACGTGAGGCTCACGAGTGGGGAATGCAAGCAGAGGATATGCCCGCTAGTCTTGTGGTAAAGGAAGCTTTCACTGAAATGTGTATTGACGTAGCTATTCGATTCATCATGCTCTTTAGGGCTGCAGAGGCTTACCAGGGTATCTCTCGGCAAGTAGAAAATCCAGAGGTTTCTCTACAAAGTGGTCCTACCTTTGGAATTCCTCAAGGAGTAATTCCGTGGATGACATAAATGGAAGGAACTCACCATCTCTCTGGACAGTTATCTTTGCCAAAAAGGCAGCGGTCTTTGTAACCCAGGAGGATGTAGGAGTATTTCGCGTAATAGCAAGTTCCCCAACGCAAGCTGTACGAGCTGTTCTTGATCATCGCGTGGAAATAACGCAAGCTCCAGGTAACTTTCCTCAGGGAATGACTGTCTTCTTATGCCTGGATGAGCTAAACATCGTCACTATTGAAGTCAATAACTTCATAGCTGGACTGATGAATATTTCTACAGGCGAGGAGGGAAAGGAGTATGGGCAAGGTTTGTCTACTTAGAGATACTTGGGAGCGGTTCTTGGACGTCGCAAAGGATTTGGATGTAGGTCCGCATAGACTTGCGTCGTATCTGGTACTAGATCATTCTGAGATTGCTAGTGAATCTAGTTCTGCTTATATAAAAAGCTTTGAAATTAAGCCTCACATGAGGGACCTATCTACTGCTCGACTTGCAATGTCAGCTCATGCGAAGCTAATAGATTTGTCAATGGCACTAGACATAAGAATGTATGCGATCTTGACGGCAATACTAGAGGATAACATGCCTACGCTTCAGGTGCTCCCCGACACTTTTAGCGGGCTAAAACATCTGCATGGACGGAGGCGGATTAACGTCACAAAGCATATTTCCATAGACCAGTCTGTGTACGACTGGATATGCCGTCGAGCACGTGTGCAAAGTGTAGAGCGCGAACAGGACATTACCCCTGCGGACTATGCAGAGAGTATACTAACCAGCTTGGACTTTACTGTTCTAGCAGAAAAGATAGATACCGGACTCATAACAGAGGCTATCATCAGAGACAATACTGAATCGTCGTCAAAAGGGCGGTCGCTTCGAGTATCTCCTGGTGTATATGAGATGATAGATCGAATGGCTAAGTCACTAAATGTCTCTAAAAAGACCATGCTTTCTTTCCTAATCAGACGTGAGCTGAAGGCAAGTGAACTAGAAATTACCTTGAACCGACAATTACTTCCCTCTGACCTACAGAAGCGATGGACATTCCTTCTGCAGGAATTTTTGCAAGATGAACCAGATGATCCCTTTAGTTATAAATAGTATGTTGATCACATACATTGCAACTTGCCTTCTGTTGACTTGGATAGTAGGGAAGATATTTAGGTGGTTTAGGAAGAGACATGCAGCACGATGCTCGCCGCTAGAGACGGAATGTATTGAGCCTGTCAAGGCAATAGTGGGAGAGGAAGCCTGGTCGGCTATGTGCGAGTTGCGCAAGCACAATGACGCCGCTCGTGTTCAAGCGTGGAGCAACGCTCCTGCTGCAGCAAAAGCGATAGCCGACGTGTATGGCCTGAACTTAGCAGAAGCTCTTTTTGAATCGAATGTTAGTACGCTTGATGATGACTTACAGGAAGTACCTGTTCCAGGAGGATGGCCAGCTGATGAGGATGTCTCTTTTGGACCACCATATTTCTGTTATAGCGAAGGAGGGAAAACCAAGGTTGCTAAGCGCGGTTCAGACATGTATAGCAAAATTTCTGTGGCACTGAAAGTAAGGAGGTAATAAATGAACGAAAAGATTGTACAGAGGATGAAGCTTCTCGGATTTCCGCTTAGGGCAAAGATTTTTGAGTTGCTCTGTGAGAGGGAATACACACATGCCGAACTTAGCAGTGCACTGCAAACTTTCTTCGGCGTGTGGGAGCATCTCCAAAAAATGGTAAATGCTGGATTGCTAATCAAGATCGAGGTAGAACGACGAGACATTCGCTATCGAGCAAACCCGCAGGCTATAGAGGAGATGGTTAGCACCTTGAAGAAACTGCAATCTGTCATCCATCTTGGGGATGAATGAAAGTTAGTTGCTAAGAGAAAGCAAAAATGTAGAAAGGAGAGACATGCCAAGGCTGGATCAAGAGGATGTAAGTAAGAGTCCACTGCGTTGCCTATTTTATGGTCCGATTGGTGCAGGAAAGACCTTCCTGTGTGGATCGGCCCTCAAGGTAGAGGAAATGTGTCCGGTTTTCTTTGGAGACGTAGACGGAGGGTCTGAGTCCTGCAGAGACGTATTTTTGAGTCACTGGGATCAGGTGGAGGTTTGGAAAATAGCCTCATACGACGATGTTGGTGCTTTAGCTACCGCTTTGTTTAGTGCCAAAAGCCCTTTCAAAACAGTAGTGCTAGACGGCCTCACAGAGTTCCATGCTCTGCTTATGCGTGAGCATTTAGCTAAAGAAGGGAGAGTAGATTCTCCGCCTTTCCTTCAGGATTATGGAGCAGTATCTAAAACAATGTTAGACTTTCTGCGAGAGATAAAGGACACATCTAACGTACATTTCCTGACTACTGCAGGAGAGGGCATCGACAAAGATGAGATATCTGGAGCTATGCATATCACTCCCGACATTGTCGGGAAGCTTAGCTTCCGAGCACCTAGATTTTTCCACATCGTTGGATACTTAACTGTAGTATTACCTAGATCTCACAAAGACCAGATTCCCAAGCCAGGAATGCGAAGGCTACAACTTCAACCAGTGAACCGAATTCGTGCAAAGGATAGAACACCGGGACAGCCTCTAGGTAATGCCTTAGAGAACCCAACTATGCGCATCATCTATGATGCGGTATACTATGGAAAGCGCGTCGCACCGGGGAGCGACGCATCTACAGAAGAGCACCAGAGAAATATAAAGGAGACAAAGGATGCCAGTAATTAAATTGAAGATGGGGGGCGTAGAAGCAACCCCAAGCCCTCTCCCTGTGGGAACCTATGCAGCAAGAATTCTTGAGGCAGATTATGGGCTCTCTAAGAGATCCAATAAGCCCAAGCTGTCTGTCAAATATGAAATTACGCAGCCGGGATTTGAAGGAAGGAAAGCTTTTCATACCTTCTCCTTGCAGCCGCAAGCTCTTTTCGCTCTTAAAAGAATGCTTTTGGCTACAGGAGAATGGAGCGAGGAGGACTTTCCAGAAGATCCAAATGTAGACATGGACCTAGATACGGCAGACCTGATTGGACTAGAGGTTGGCTTAGTTATCGTTGCCGATACAAATCAGCGTGGCGAGCCGACCACTAAGACAGACCGAGAAATTCCTGTATCTGAGGTGCAAGGTCCGGTGGCCGACGGACAGATGGACGCTAGGAATGTCCGTCCAAGCGGAGGAGTACGTAGTCTGTTTCGGTCCAGTTAACAACAGAACAAGGTAAGTGAGCAAGCAGGCAAGCGCCTTCCCCGGAGGTGCTTGCCTCTAACTAAGCAAACTACAGGAGACGCGGAGATGCTATTGAATGCGATCTTTGCATCGCTGCGTCCCACCGAACAGATATACGTATGGCGTAGAGAACCACACAAGAGATTACTCTTAGATAACCCCGGAGAAGTCTACGAGTTTGGTCAAAAGAACCAAACGTCAGATGTTTATTTTGGAGTCGCTCCGCGAATACGTGGAGAGTTTGATACCGTTAGCAGATTAACAACGGTCTGGGCAGATGTTGACTTCAAAGACTTTGGGGGGAGTACAGAGCGAGCAGCAAAAGCGGTGGGACGCTTTCCAGTTCTACCTTCCTTTGTAGTAAGGTCTGGACGTGGATGGCACATTTATTGGTTACTTGCATCGGACGTTAATCCAAAAATCGGACAGGAGATAATGCGCGGCATCATGCATATTATTGGGTCCTGTCCAGTACATGATCCAACCCACGTTCTCAGAATACCAGGATCCTATCACTGTAAGGATCCAGATAATAGACTTAAAGTATTTCAAGAAGAGGAGCATCAAGATTATGTATATGACGCAGAAGACCTAAGAAGGCTCTGTAGATTAGGTGCAGAGACACTTGACGCTATCCCAACGCAGGTAAGAAAGGGTTTGCGAAGCGAACGTGACTGGAGAGTTATTCGAGAGCTAGTAGCTCTTAATGTCTCTGACAGAACGATATATCAAATAGCAGCCCAACGACCTATTGGAGAACGTTGGAGAGAGAACGACTTTCGGCTTCTGCGGCAAGATCTTTCTAAGGCTAGGAGTCATTATGCTGTAGTTGAAGAGCGCTTTATTGAAGCGCTTGACGCTTGGTACTATGTGACAGCAAAAGGCAAGAGTCAGGTATCAACTTTTGTATTCGAGCCACAGCGGCTCATTCATAGCATAGATGCGAGAACCGAAGACGTTTTTCTGGGGCGGATGCGTTCTACAGGAAGAATTTGGGAGGATGTTTTTCTTCCTCGAAATGCCTTTTCTTCAGCGCAATCGTTTCTTCGACAATTGCCTCTGATGCACTGGCAGTGGTTTGCAAACGACTATACGACCAAACAGCTCTTGGTCTTTTTGATGAAGCAACTACATGATGCTGGAATGCCAGAAGCATTTGGCACTCGTGTTGTTGGCAGACACGACAACTTTTGGGTAACTAAAGAGGAAACTCTTGGACCGGATAGAAGCTACTCGCCTGATGAAGCTCCATATACATTTATTTCGTTGAACACATCTCATCGAGATGCTAAGGACGTCATTCCTAATTTGGCATATCCGGAGTGTTCCAACGAAGACTATAGAGAACTCGTTCAGGAGATATCTAGGTTACTGCCGAGAATAAATGAAGTTGACGTGTCCACTCCAACCATCGGATGGATTTTTGCAGCTCCTCTAAAACCACTTCTAAACGTTGTGGGAGTTCGTTTTCCCCATCTAAACATATATGGAACGATGGGTAGTGGAAAGACAGCATCGTTGGTAGACGTTTACCTCCCGTTATTGGGAGTGAAAAATCCCACAACACAGACGTCAGAGACAACGAAGTTCGTATTGCGTTTGCTGCTTTCCTCTAGCAATGCTGTTCCAATTGTATTTGGAGAATTCAGAGAAGCCCATACTGGTCCTTTAAGGAATGACTTTCTGTCCCTGTTGCGTATGGCATATGACACAGGGATGGATTCCAGAGGGCGTGCAGACCTTACAACAGAGACATATATCTTAAGTGCCCCTGTGATTGTCGATGGAGAAGATGCTTTTGCCGATCCAGCACTTAGACAACGATCAATAACGGTGAATCTCCATCCAGAAACAATCGCTGAGGGATCTCCCAGCAATATCGCATTCAAAAAGTTAACCTCCCTTCCCCTAAGGAATTTCGCTAGACGGTACATTCAGAGGACCCTAAGAGAAACTCCTTCTTCTGTAGAAGAGCGGTACAACCGTCTTCTAAAATTGACCTATGAGAACTTTCCAGATCCCCTTCCAGACCGCGTTCGCAATGGCTTAGGAGTAGTATATCTTGGGATTGAACTGTTCAATGAACATGTCACAGCCTGGGGAGGACGGGCCATCTCTATGGAGAAGAGTTCATTCAAAGAACCTATGGACAATGTTCTTATGCGGCTAAAGACGGGGGTATCCAGAGCGCTCGTTGATGATTTTGTTGAAGACGTAATTGTCTATATATCTAACGATGCAAATTTGCGAATTACGTTTATCAATTTTTACGATTCATCAACGAACATCCTATGGATACACTTGAATTCTGCCATCCATTGGTGGACGAGATCTAGGAGATTTGAAGGTAAAACAGTTCTTGATAATCTTGCTCTACGAGCACAACTGATGGAGCGATGCAATCCTACGACAGGGTATGCGATACCTGAGACTCCTATAAATACAAGCCGAGGAATAATACCATGCTTTGGTATAAAGATCTCTAACTGTCAGAATATTGGTTTGTCTGTTCCGGATAGGTTATCTACAAAAATACTAGCTATGCGCGGAAATCTTATAACTGTAAAGGAGAAATATGGGTAGAGAAGACAGCTTCCGACGGAAAGACCCACTTGCACAATGTGAAAAGTGCCCATTAGCAACGCAAGTAGGTATGTACGGTCGTGGAGATATAGAGGAGGGCGCCGGACAAGCGAACGTAGTTATCGTCGGTGAGGGACCTGGAAGAACTGAGATTGCCTTACGCCAAGTATTCGTTGGCCCTAGTGGAAAACTTCTTCACCAAATGATGGAAAAATATCCTTTAGGTTCATTTTGGCTAACTAACGCCGCCCTCTGTGCAGGCACTAGTGCCAAGATGAAAACACAGGCTGCAGAATGTTGCAAAGAACGGCTGTTTGCAAAGATTGCAGAACTGAGACCAAAGGTCGTTGTTTCATTAGGAAACATTCCAACTAATATCTTTCTTGGTAAAGGAGAGGGAATTACAAATCGACGGGGAACAATAAATAACATTGAGATAAACGGGTGGAAAACTACCCTGGTCCCAACGTTTCATCCGGCGGCAATATTACGAAATAATGTTCTTTTGCAGGACTTGGAAGCAGACTTTGAAAAAGTATCAGATTTGATTTATGGCGAAGCCACAGGGAGAGCCATCGTTCTCCCTCCACAACCTAACGAGATAGACTTTGAGGTAACTACAGATTATCCCAGGGTATTAGAAGAAGCAGAACGAAGTGATTTTGCTGTATTAGACCTGGAAACAACAGGATTGGATATGACTAGAGATAAAATCATCTGTGCTGTAATTGCTACAGATAGAAACATATATTTGCTACCACAGGAAACTCTGTATTCTCCGGACTTTATAAAACAGCTTCTACGATGCAAAGCGCATTGGAGTGGGCATAACTCAAAGTTCGATAGAAACTTCCTAGCCTATCAATTAGGAGCACGGGTTGACTTCGCTTTCGACTCTATGTTAGCTCATTACTTGCTTGATGAACGCAAGGGAACTCACGGGCTCAAGGAGATTTGCCGAAGAACCTGGAACGCACCAGATTGGGAGCGTCCGATTCGAGAGCGAAAGAGGAGAAAAGAGATTGATAATTATGGGCAAATGCCACGAGAAGAATTGTATATATACGCGGCAAACGACGGCTATTGGCAACGGAAGTTGACCCAAAGTCTAGGGGATGAGATCGCAGCGGACCGTCGTCTTCGTTGGCTGTTCTTAGAGCTTCTTATGCCTGCTTCCAATGCTCTGTCTGACATGGAGATCGTCGGGGTGCAGATAGATCGTGACGCACTAAGTAGGCTAATTCCCAAATATGAGAAGAGGCTAGAGGATATTACGAAGGAACTTGTTCAGCTCGCTGGACACGATTTCAACCCAAGATCACCTATTCAGGTAGCTAAGGTTATGTTTGACGAGCTTGGGCTCCAGATGATCGAGGGTAGATCCACAGGGGCTAAGAATGTTCTCAAACGTTACACCACGCCACATCCGTTCGTTACAAAACTGCTAGAGTTCCGAGAGGCAAATACAATTTACTCTCGATACATCAAGGGATTAGCGAAACACTTAGATCCTATGGATCGAATACATACGTCGTTCAATTTGGCAGGAACAGTTACTGGTAGGCTATCTTCGAGTAATCCTAATTTACAGAACATTCCCAGTCGCGTGCCAGAGGCAGCAAAGGACATACGTGATTTGTTCGTCGCCGATGCTGGCTTGCTTTGGTCAGCAGCGGACTTTTCTCAGATAGAATTACGAATGATCGCCCTCCTGTCAGGAGATGAATATTTGGTAGGTTGCTATCAACAGGGCCGGGATTTGCACGCGGAGATGGCTAGGGAAATCTGGGGAGATAACTATACAAAAGCTCAACGCTTCCTCGCAAAAGGAGTCAATTTTGGATTGGCCTATGGAAGAACGGTAGAAGGCATCTTGACTGACGGAACCCTAAATATTTCACAAGAGGAGGCAGAGAGACTTGCTAGGCTATTCTTTCAGAGGATGCCAGGAGTTCTTAACTGGATTAAGGGAATACATAGGTTTGTCAGAGAGCATGGTTACATTGAGTCACCATTGGGTAGGCGTCGCCATTTTAGAGAGACTACAATGTTCTCTTCCCAGGATTTTATATCCTGGGAGAAAGTATATCGTGAAGCAGTGAATATGCCTCCGCAAAGTGCCGCTAGTGACGCTACGCTATATTCACTCATTCAGCTTCATAAAAAAGGATTTGATATCAGACTCACTGTCCACGATGATATCAAAGTACAAGGACCTAAAGATCAGATTCGTGACATCGCTAATGAACAAATACAAATCATGTCTCAAAGCGCACGAGATTTATATGGAGACAGTATTCCCTTTCCTGCAAGTGTGGAAATAGGGCGTAGATGGGGATCACTAGAGGAGATAAATTAGGATGATTATTCTTGCACTAGACCCTGGAGAAACAACGGGATACGTGATTGTACAAGCAGCAAAAGCAAATGGAACAGAGCCGGATATAGACATAGAGGATACTGGAGTCCTCTCCCTTTGGAGAGGAGTAGATCACCTTATTGAAGAGCATGAACCACAATTGATAATTGCCGAGCAATACCGGCTTTTACCTAGCAAAGCCAAAAGTCAATCGTATAGCATCATAGTCTCCTCTCGTGTTTTAGGCGTGATCCAATATCTTGCAGAGGAGCGCAAAATCCCGTTGATCTTGCAGTCTCCCCCTGTGGCTAGATTTCATCGCTTACCAAAAGAGATATTCCGAAGGACACGCGGAGAGCATATTCGAGACGCAATGCTGCATATATGGGCCTATTTGAAAACCCAAAAGGAGGTAATTTAGTGATTGACTTCGTTCCTGCACGAGGTCGATGGCGTGCAAAGTATGTTGCTTATGGCGATGAGGCTCTTGCTATAGCCAGAGCATTAGGGGATATTCCTGGAGTATCCTATGATCGTAAGACACGCTCCGTTTTACTCCCTGCGGAAATTCGTCTACTAGAATTAGCTGTAGAGAAAACAAGCTGTAAATTGACAGATACACTACAAAGACAATACGAATTTCACTTGGAGCGAGAGAGACAGATTGCAAATATTCTAGCCAAAACAGACGTAGAGATCAACCATCCTAAGGCATCGCTTTTGCGACCATACCAACGGATAGGTGTTGCTTTTATGCTCCTTCTAGGGCGCTCCATGCTATGTGACGACATGGGGCTAGGCAAACTTTTGCCAAATAGTGAGCCTGTGCTGACTCCTACCGGATGGGTCACAAATGGATCGCTGCGTCCCGGAGATCTCGTTATTGGCAGAAATGGAAGACCTACTGAGGTGCTTGGAGTGTACCCGCAGGGAAGACAACCAATAGTTAGAGTATCGTTTTCTGATGAGTCTTGGGTGAGATGTTCGTGGAACCACCTGTGGGCAGTACAAACTAATGATAGAACGAACAATCCGGAGCATTGGCGTGTGATGTCTACAAGGGACATCGTTACCTCTGGAATTGTACGCAGTGATGGAAATTGCATTTGGCGTATTCCAATGGTGCAGCCTATCTACTATGCACCCGTTACGCTTACATTAGACCCTTATCTTCTTGGTGTTCTACTAGGAAATGGTAGATTATCCGCTGAAGGATATGTTTACATAACTGCTGATGAGAAAATCATTGACCGGCTTGGTCTGTCAGGAAGGCAAATAGGTCACGTTGGTAACGGAATAATAGAGTTCTCTATTGTAGATAGAGAAGTACGAGAGTCAGTAAGAACATTGAGACTCTCAGAGGGGCACTCTTGGGAGAAGTTCGTACCGGATGTGTATTTGAGAGGCTCACCAGAGCAGCGGTTAGATCTCCTGCAAGGGTTAATGGATACAAACGGGCGTGCAATGCCGGAAGGTGGAGCAGAATTTTGTTCTACTAGCAGTAATCTCATAGATGCTGTCATAGAATTGGTACAGTCCCTTGGTGGAATTGCACATGGTAGACGTATTGTAAGAACCACTTGCCACTGCGAGGAAAAATTAAGACAGGAGAGGAGAGCTGAACGCATAAGTATCAAGCTTCCAGCTCCGTATGTACCATTTTGGCTGGAACGTAAAGCAACTAAATATGTCATATCTACAAAAAATCAACCAAACAGGTTAATCACCTCAATAGAAGAAGATAGTGAAGAGGAATCTTCCTGCATAAAAGTAGCCGCAGAAGATAATCTATATGTAACTAGATCATATGTTGTTACTCACAACACAGTGCAATCAATAGTAGCAGTAGAGTCTACAAAACGACATAATAGGGTATTGGTTGTCTGTCCCAACTCAATAAAACAGCAGTGGCAATCGGAGATATTGAAGTGGTCAGCGGAGAAGCCAAAAGTTACAGTAATAAGATGGAAAGATAGAGAGAAACAGCTTCAGAATTATTCTAAGGGATGGCTCATTGTAAACTATAACAACTTTAGAGCAGATGAGAGATTTGCTGTTTTGTGCCATTGGGACTGGACATTATTTGATGAGGGATACGTGCTGAAAAACCGTAAGACAAAAACTGTGGCGATGGCACGTAAAGTTCAAGCTAGGCGAATGAGCATTCTAACGGGAACCCCAATAGGTAATAATGTCTCTGAGATATGGTCTTTGCTGCACATTCTATATCCAAAAGATTATCCTGCATATTGGCGCTTTTTCGAGATGTACGTTAGTTACATTGAAGATATGTGGGGGAAGAAAGAGATCTTAGGTACTAAAAATACTCATTTATTACGCAGAGATCTATCTATGCGTATGCTCCAACGCAAGAAAGAGGAAGTCGCGCGGGAGATTCCTGATAAAATTAGGCAACAGATTGAGTTGGTTATGGATAAGAAGCAGCAGCAAGCTTATAAGGACATGGCTACTAAGGGCTATTTGGAGCTTTCAGAATCTGAGGTCCTTACAGTATCAAATATGATGTCTTTGATTGTGCGACTTCGCCAAATTCTGAGCACTCCAGCTAACTTTGGGCTTCCAGATGATTCCTGCAAGCTTGATGCTGCAATGGACATAATAAGAGGAACGGACCAGAAAGTAATCGTCTTTACAGTTTATCGAAAGACTGTTCTCACCCTGTGTAAGCGCTTATCTAAGGAAGGGATTAAGCACACCATGATTATGGGAGGGATAGATATAGAGGACAGAGAGACAGCTAAGCAAGGGATAAATGAAGGGGACGTACAAGTTCTGGTTTGTACCATCCGCTCCGGAGGACTAGGCTTGAATCTACAAGGAGCGTCAATCGGAATATTCATAGATAAAGAATGGAATCCGATTGACCAAGCACAGGCTGAAGACAGACTTCACCGTATTGGACAAACAAAAAAGGTACAGATCATAGATTTAATCTGCAAGGGAACGATAGATGATTATGTCGAAGCGGTGCTCTCTAAGAAGCTTCGTATGACTGAGGAGATACTCAAGAAATCTCTCTTTGAGGAGCTTAAAAAATACGTTTCCGACTTCACCCTTGTAGATAATGACTTTCCTTTTGCCTAGAGTCATAGCTAGTTCTATCACTTTGTTACGAGCCACCAGAGAAATACACCCAACGCAGGAAGCAAGCCTGCAGCAAATCCCCATACTCCAGCTTTAACTTGCAATCTGGCAATCTCTACGCAGATACGGTTCTGCTGCTCTGCCAATCGTTCATAGCACGTATTTAGCCGTTCTAGTTCACTGAGAACATGACGGCTCCATTCGTTCCATCCATCAGGAGACATTGGGATACCCATCGCTGGCAGGCATAGTAATGCAGAGTTGCCAGCAGTCCTCTAGTGCAGTAGCTCCATGTGCCTCATGGGGAAGGAAATAACGCATACCTTGAGGAGCTAACTCTTTGTCCCCATTATCAACATGGAGCAAAAGACGACCAGACACTACTAGTATCCATTCGCTCTCAGCGTGTTGATGCTTAGGATATCTTGCACCTGCGCTCATAAAAATTCGTTGAATTGCCAGCTCAGGTTGCCACCACAATCCAAAGCCTAGCGACGTACCTCCTTCTACTCTATGCTCAACAGCATGACTTGATGTAATTCCCTGTAGCGTAGTCAAAGCGAGCAAGTTAGGGAGATTATTGGTCATTTTCCTGAGTTTCTCTAGTGATTCACATGTACTATTTTTCACTGTATCACTATCGTTCTTAGTGGTAGCAGCAGCAGAGCTGCCGCAAAGACGCATATTTTTAGGTATCGCTATCTGTAGCACCATCTATATTACTCCCCTCTTTGGAATCTACCAGAGGATCTGACAGCCTTTCCTCCTTCCTTAAAACGAATCTACCGTTAGTGGGATTTCTCTCCAGGACATATTCCCTGGGATCTGCTCCAATTTGATCACAGGCGGCTTTGATAAGCTCATTTATAGCATTGGCGTATTTTTCAAGCGCTTCTTGTCGTTGAACGACAACAGCAGCCATAGCTGTAGCGATACCCTCAGAGATCTTTATTGTATCTGGAGATCTTTTCTGTTCCGTTATCTTAGACATTATGTTCCTCCCTTAATAGATGATTGTTCCTCGTTACATTCTTAGCGAATATCAATATTATCTACCTCTTGTCTTGTTGCATCCTTGGTTGGTTGGATGAGTTGCCGAACTAGAACACGTTTCACAGTATCCTTAATGATGCGTTGTATTAGGTAGCGTTTGACAAAGGCAGCCTTGGACTCTGGATTAGGAACCAGATCCTCATCCTCGTCTTCAACCACAGAAGGATATCCCCATGCAACAGCAAGTGCATTTACTACAACCTCTACGTATTGGTCTGGAATGTCAATCGTTATCTTCGCCATGCCCATCCCCCTTAAACTGGTTCACCCAATTTGTCAGCAATGAATTCTACCTCCAAGTTGACAGCTACTGGTTCTGCTGATGGATTGTTTCCATCGACAAGTGTAACCCTTTTTACTTTCAGCCCAAGCAGATCCCCCGTTGTAAGGGAGGCTACCGGGATTGTCCCCTGTGCAGTTCTAACAAGTCGTTTGGCAACCGCAGGAATGTTCATATCACCGAAATCCACTGTTCCGGTATGAGTAGGAGCATCAACCGCTTCTGTGCCGTCTGACGGACAGGCACTCCAATCAATTTGCCAGCGAACCTCTCCGTTATTTGCCGCATACGCCTCGTCAATATACCAATAAAGTCTAAGCTTTAGATCCGTTACGGCGTCCCAGTCGTCTGGAATCTCCAAACTGGCTACCATCTCGTCGTTTATTGAAAAAGCCCACCCGTCATAGTTGCCCAGAAGCACCTCAGTTGCTCCAGATGCTCCAGGAGCAAACGAACTAGAATAGAATTGTACCTCTTTCCAAACCCTAGCATCTCCAACTAGGGTAACTGTCCCTGCATCAGATACATTTAGATAATTTCCGCCGTCGATATCTCCCAGCTGTGCATCACCATATATAATGAGCGGCCCATACTCAGTCGTAGCTCGTTTAATGTCGTTTATACATCCAGAGAAAACAATGTTAGAGGCGTTCTCTAGCAAGGCCCCAGGGGAAAGGCTAACACCATTCTTGAATCCTTCAATGTAACACTGTCGGTTACTCCCTGTGTAGACATATACATAGTTTGTTCCACGGTAGGTGTAGATACCGTTTAGTGTGGCGTTCGTAGAGATAAAGCACGTTCCGTGCATGTAAAGGTCGCCCACAGTCCATGAAGCAATCTTGTCTTTAACGTGAACCATGCACCCGATAAACGTTGTCTTCGCATAGGGACCTATATTTCGCACTCCAGAAGCATCGGCAGTGCCGTACTCAGCATCAAGATAGCAAGCATCTAGGCGAATGAAACAATTGACAGACGCAAATGCTATGTATGCTTGACTTGCATGAGGCCGTAAGATAAGTCCTTGAAGGTACAGCTGTAATGCAGAGGCAGTGACCACATTCGTCTGCGTATTTTGTCCTTGTATAATGGTTGGGGCACAAAAGCTAACATAACTAGTCGGAGCTGGACCAACTGCCCAAGCTGTAGTAACGTAGATTCGAGTAACTCCACCATCCACGTCATTGGATTCAATCGTGTACTCCTTGCCTTGTTCTGCACCATAGTTGAACCACAACATTCCACCAGCGAGAACGTTATCGGCAAAGCCCAAGTCAGCTCCCAACTTCAGCCAGCCGTGTCCTGTCCCACCGTCTAACCCTTGGGATCCAACAGCCTGCTCATAGGCATAAGCTTGAACGTCATTCGTAAAGTCCCATCCTTTGATGAACAAGTTTGCCGTTGCTGCGGTTTTGGCATTCAACACCAAGTCTTCTGCATAGGTTCCCTGGTCTACGCGAATTTCGATTTCATGCTGAATGCTATCAGGCGCTTCAAGAATAGCTTTACCAATCGTCGCCCAGGGTGCTCCTAGTGTTCCATCTCCGGTATCATCGTTACCACTGCTTGTAGACACATAAAAGTTAACTGCAGCGTTCGTCCGACCCATGACTGCCCCGCCTGCGAACCCAAACCTGCCCATGTACATCTCAAGATCAGCAGGGTCGATCATCAGAGCATCGTTTGTGCCCAAAGGACTGTCTTCACTGATCTTGAACATATCTGAGTCGTCGTTGTCGATGCCCACTACCCATGTTTGTCCCCCTGTGAGTAGGAATCGAAGAGCAGCATCCCCTGTACCGTCTTGTTCGATACGCGCTGCTGCCTCAGTCTCAGCATTATCTTCATAAATGTGCAGATTTGTTAGTGGATCTACAAGACCTAAACCCATAGCACCACTAGTGTTCAATGCTACCCTGACCGACCCTGCACCAAATACTCCATAGCAGAAATAATACCTATAAGAGTCTCCACTACCGGCCATACCTACTCTCCAGCCAGTGGAGCCTCCCAGGGCGTGCTCTGTGTATGAGTTGTTGGCAAGTGCTCCGGAATCCAAAACCAGTTTCACATCACTAGCTGCTGCTCCCTGAACCTCCAAATCTCCTGTTGGACTGATCGTCCCAATACCAACATGGCCATCGGCTTGTACTGTCAATCTTGTTGTTGGGTTGTCTCCATCGGACCCATCATTGACCGCTAGAGAGAAGATTCCCTTTTGGTCATCGCTTGTTCCATCGTGAGCAAACTCCAAGATGCCCAGGGTAGTTTCTTCTCCGCCGGACTGTTCTCCCTTGAAGATAACTCGACCAGCTCGCCCATAATCCGTGTCTTCATGTGCGTTATTGTGGAGGGTGATGCGTGGTTCGTCCTTAGTGATTTCAATAGCAGTCGCTGGTGCAGATTCACCGAGACCTAAAAAACCTTGGTGATCAAGTCGAGCAACTTCACGAACCGTTCCAGACATGTTTGCTGTGCCGAAGATCAAGTCAGCTGCAGTTCCTGCTACTCGGTTATGGAACTCCATACCGACAAAACCGCCCCATGCAGGAGCATGAATAACATCTGTCTGGAACCACAGCGCTGCATTGTTGTGTTCCGTCTCATCCTCGTTCATAAGTACAGCAACTTTAGCTGGATCATCGGGATCGGTTCCAGCCTCCTCCACGGCTACACCGAACCTCGCACGAGGGTCTAAGCCGTAATTGACCACTACAAAGTCGTTCCCCAACATCAATGCCGGAAGGGCCTCATTTGTGTATATTCTGGTAACTATGTTCTGCTTGGCAAAATTGAGATCAATGCCTCCGTCCTGGACGTCCAAAAGCTCTCCGCCGGCGCCATTTACGGTCAGTCGGGGCCATAATGAGATCTGCCCTGCTGGAGCGATGGAGATGGCTGTATCTGTTTCCAAAGCAGCGTCAGCAGCAATTTTGAACTTGTCGTTGTCGCTGTTGTCTATACCTATTGTCCAGGACTGCCCGCCTGTGAGTAGAAATTCTATGCCAGTATCACCAGTGCCGTCTTGCTCAAGGCGCACAGGTAGAGTTACATCAGCGTTGTCTTCATAAACATGAAGGTTAGTTGCCGGATCGGAGGTTCCTAATCCGAGCTCGTCTGTAAGGGTAGTGGGGTATAGCTCACCATTGGTAGCATCTCGCGTCCAAAGACCGGCGCCTCCTGGGAGATCTGCTGCAACAAGAGCGCGGAATGATGGCGCAGCGGGGCCTCCAGCTGCAGGTCCGGCAAAGACCAAATTTGCATTTTGGTCGTCTAGGGAAATAACTTGTGCAGCCAGCCCAAGGAGATTTGCCGCTAAGTTAGCTCCTAAGGTCACAGCATCGTGATGATCATTCGCTGCTACGCCACCGAGGTCTCCATGCTGCAGTTCAGCAAAGGCAAAGGCATTTGCTCCAGAGGCTCGTAGAACATGGCCTACAGTCAGTCCTGCCCCTGTGTGAGGTCCAGTAGAGTCTATAACGTGAGCCTCGTTGTGGTGGTCGTCCGAAGTTATATCGGTAAGCTCATCGTGTCCTACCTGTCCCCAAGCAGCATCTGTGCCATCAGATTTTAGTACCCTATCAGCCGCTCCAATGGTTAGCTCAGACCACTTGGGTGTGGCATTACCAACGATGATGCTTCCCTGGGATACTCCTGCAGCCAGGGTGTCCCCGTGGTAGGCACTTAAGATATCATGCGCAGATGGAGCTACTCCAGTGATTAATACGTCTGCTGCAGCAGTAAGCCTACCTGTAGCGTCTACAGTAAATGAAGGAACGTGTGTTGCGTCTCCATAAGTTCCAGCGCCCACGCCAGTTACGGGGAGGTCACCTGTGACTAAGGCTCTAAATGTAGGTTTGGCTGCACCTCCAGCTGTAGGACCAGCAAAAACTAAATTAGCCGCCTGTGCATCTAGGTCAAGTTCTTGCGTTGCAATAGCTAGAAGATTAGCATCTATGTCTGCATGGAGAGTAACAGGATCATGGTGGTCATCTGGGTTAATATTCTCAATTTCTGTTGGATCATTATGGTCCAATGGTAGAGTAACGGAACCAACGAATTCTGAATATCCAGAAGTCCCGCTAGTCATTGTACCTAGAAGCACAGCAACGGTATCTGTCACTGCATCGGCTTTTGAGGTTACGGCAATACCAATGATTCCTAGTGGATCTTCATCTTCGAGGACTTTACCATACTTAGGTGTACTAGAGGTAATTATAGTGTCTGTAGGAACAATCGCTGGCCCATCACAGATGATCTGCACTACTCCGGAGCCTGGAGGAAGACACTTGACGATTTCTCCATCGTCTCCTCCAATAAGCACGACCATAGGATTAGCTGCTCCAGGATATTCATAGACATCACCAGGCAGGACAACTGTTCTGTCATTTGATGGATCAACAACTACTACATCCCCGGAGATTAAAGTAGTGCCTGTATTATTTGTCATATTGACAGCAAGCATCTCACGGGGCTCAGCAAAAGAATTTCGCCCACGTATTCTGGAGATCTCTCTTGCTACTGCTCGACTAACTGGAGACATCAGTAATCCTCTAATCTTGGGTAGATTAAAAAGGTAGGAGAGACGACATATCCCCTATCTTTGGCATCAAGAATTTCGTGCACTTCTACGATGCGAACGTCATATACATTTCCATCGGGATATTCTGCTGTACAAATATCTCCCAAATTCCACCGGGATCCATAGCCTAGGATTTCAAGCTCTGAAGCCAAATACCTGAGGGACCTTCGCATTCCGTGCTCTACATTATGTGCATCTCCACGGGCTTTTAGTGCTGCTAAAGATGTTTCTCTAGAGGCATCAATGAAACGTTCGATCCGATTCCAGGGGGAGTCTCCAGACCTACCGGCGATGTTCTCGCGCTCCTCAATGATCCTGTCAACTCCAATTCCGTCTCCACCAACATAGGTCACAGTTACTTCATCTAGCCTCTCTTCGCTGTATGTAGGGCGAACTATATTGCCTCTATCAATATTCCAGACCATCTCTGGCCAACCCTGTGTTCCTCCTCTGCGACGGTCTCGTCCCTTGAATGGATAGTGAACATCGAAGTCAATTTTATTTCCAGTCTGATAGAGCTCCCAGTCAGCACCCTCTCCGACATCAGCAAGATCATCTAACTCCTCGTGAAGCAAAGTATAGCGATAGTGCAGATTAAGCGGAACACCCAAGTTCTCCATTGGTGTGACTCGGATTCGATACATCTCTCGATCTACATTAGCTCCAATGCCTGCATTGAGGAGGACTAGATAACGCATTGTATTCGTAAAGGGACCATTGTAACTAAAGAAAGCACGAGTCGCCGGAACAGGCAGGATGATCCTACGTTTCATTAGGTGTCGCAAATCTGGACCATTGGATTGAAACCATTGAGTTCCTGCTTCGTCATGCCAAATTTGAGTATTTCTATGGAGTCCCTCGAAAACGACCACGCTAGTTCCGTAGGATGTTAGTCTTCTAACCTGGATGATACGGTCCAAAGTAAAGTCCTCCACAGGGAGGAGAGAGGCAGCTCCTTGGAGGGTATACCAACCATATCCATGATAAAGCTGGCCGTTTACTGCCCGAACGAACTCAACATGATCATAATCCTCAATGACGTGCAGGACCGTTCCATCATGGTCTAATAGTCGGATTTCATGGGGTCCATCGAAGTCCTCATAATAATCCGTAGTAGTGGGCGTAGCCAGGCGCATCTTAGCTTTGAGGTCAAAGCGCCGGGGGAGTAACTCTTCGATACGCGCTGCAAGCTCGAAATCAAGTTGCTTCGCCGCCGTATCTTTGATCCTTGCTTTCAGGACGATTGTATTAAATGCCGGATCTGATGTAGAGATACCTATAATATGCGAGGCGAGACCAAAATCCCCAGATTCACGATAAAAGGATTCTGCATCTTCGCCCTCTCCAACGTCTACCTCAAGACCAAATTGAGAGATTCTCGGAACGGAATCTGATACTTCAACCTCCAGGCCGAACTGTGAGACTACCGGGAGAGAACCGGATACTTCAGCCTCGATAACTAGCTGAGTAAGATATGTAACAACTGTAACCTCAGCCTCGATAACCTGCTGAGTAATGCGCTTGCTGGTCACGACACAGCCTCATAACCGAAAAACGTATTATTGAAAGTAGTTTTTGTCCAATCATCCCCCTGGGGGTTGTGTGCCAGCATTTGCTGATAATGACGATATGTTTCGTCTAGTGTTTTTGTTTCTCCTACGACTATAGAGCCATCAAGTGTCATGTAAGGGCGAATTTGTCCGGATCCAGCTACGGACAATTTGGCACGGGCATTCCAAGAAACACAACCGTTGCGTATACCTGCAGCATAGGCCGGTAGCTTTTCAATGACATGTGCATCAACCTGTCCTACGGTGTCAGAAGCTACATATGTCGTATCATCGTCTGGCTCGCCATCATCAACGCGAGCCCAATTGCCATCAGGATAAGCACCAGCAGCAGGCACGGGAGTCCATTGCTCTAAGCCCGGAGGTGAAATAGGACGAAAACCTAAGATTTTTCCTGAACCACACCAGGCATTGTTCCCTCTGCCATCATCTACTGTATCATTGATTGCCACATCGTCTAAGTAGATAGCTCTGAGATGCTGAGAATAAGGATATAGATACCAATATATTTGCTTGAAGTAAGTCCCCGTAGATTTTGTGTCTGCTGGGCCATAAGTAAACGCCAGCGCGCCATTTTTTCTGATCTCTACGAGGCCATCAGTATCATGGATCTTGATGTGGACTTCAATTCTTTCCCAAGATTCAGACCACCCAAGACTTCCTTGACTCACACCAAGAATGTGTATCGCACCATTGTAATACCACTTGATAAGCTCTCCCCCAGCATCATCAAGGAACTTGACGTAACTACCGTGACTAATGTCGCCTGAGCGCTTTGTTAAAAATCGGATGTATACATCGGATGCTACACCCGCAGCACCAAGATCCAGTGTTATATAAGCCTTAGCATAAACATTATTGTCTGTATACAAATAGAGCCCTGCATTGGCAACAGAGCCAGTTAGATAGCCATAGTCATTGGAGATAACACAATCCCCCCAAAACGATCCAGGACTCAAAGAAGCAATGTCGAAGTGCTCAAATCCCGTTTGCCATATTCTAGCCATTATTATGATCCCTCCCGAAAACCAAATCTGGAGTTGTTAATATCTTCTGCAGTCCAAACACTATCTAATACTGGATTCTCATCCTCAATATGTTGAACACATTTATAATTAGTATCGCTTAGAGTAATGTTTGGTAATTCCTCCTCAAATACCCCATTATGGTCAAAGAGCGGAGTCAGCTCCGTAACTCCAGGCATTGGAGTCTTTCCATATATCTCGAAGGCTACCGCCTTGACAATGGCCATTGAACTGATCCCATGAACAGAGAGATCTTCCATATCATAGAGGTCCTTATCTAACACGTCGTCTGCTTGAACGTAGGTGGTATCGTCATCTGGAGGAACTTCATCAACGTCTTCATAGTTGTGCTCACCTGCTCCTGGAAAAGGATAGAACTGTTCACTTGATCCAGGACCATTTGGCCTAATCCAGTAGATTCCTCCCTCTCCAGGCCAGGAATCATTGACACCGTTGTATGTATCATTGATTGCTATATCGTCATAATATACGTCACCTGCAATAGACGTCCCAAACATATTGCCGAAGGTCACTCTTCCCACTGTGGGATCTGTTCCAAAATCCTGGCCCCAGGTCATCACGTCAGTAAGAGCTAGGTTAATCACCCCATCATACTTGACCGTTACCTTTCCATCGGGGTACACATCAGACTGAGAGATGTCAACATAGATCTCTAAACGAAAGTACGATCCTGTAGGCATAGCACTGGCATTTCCAAGATTCGACCAAGCTGCTCCATCCCAGTAGTCTACATCACCGTCCTTGGTAATGTGAATATGCTTATTTCCTATGTCATCTTGTATTCCTAAAATTTCAGATGAATCTGAAATAGATCCGGAAATGTAGACGTAGGCGCGGATATATATGTCTTGAGGTGGAGATTCCACTTGATGAAATGCCCAGTCATTACCATCTATCTCTAATGCATAGTCTCCAGTACGTACATTAGCCGGAGTCGATGTCAATGCAGCACCAGAGTAGTCATCGAATATCGTTATAGATCCACTCTCCAAGCCGGTCATAAATACTCTGGACATATCTATGCCTCCTGATATTCATAATATACTGTCTCAGGAGTCCAATCCCCAGGAGTTGCCGATGCGTTGACATAAAGCTGAAACACCAGAAAGTCAGTGTATGGACTTATAGCGAGGTCAGCCAGATTGCGCACTGTCGCGTCCCATGTGCCTTTGCTACCCTCGACCGCTGAAGTAAAATCATTTACTGCTATTGTAGAAGGTTCATCGGTAGGTGCCGCTGCCGTACTTGTTGAACCATACTTAAGAACCGTGTTCTCTTGTACCTCACCGTCACCCCAAATCTTAAAATACCCAATCCAGTGGTCCGGATCTGCAGTGATGTGGGCTCGCAGCCATTTCTCATAGCTATAGTCCCCTACGATAATTGGATTAGCAATTCGATTTGTTGAGCTATATGCACAGTTATCAGCACTACAGAGATCCACACCGCCAGTAATAGCTCCTCCATCGGAAAGTGGACTTCCTGTCCAGCAGTGTATTACAACAGTCGCAGCCATTATTTTCCACCTCCATAAATTTTTCCAGTCTCCAGATGTACAGAGCCGTCAGGATATACGCTAAGTACCTCAACGCGATCACTATCTTTCCACCCTAAGTGATAAACAGCGAATTCCTTGTGTAATCTATTCTTGTCTCCTCCTATAATCACACCACTGGTTGTAATGTAATAGATAAATTGCTTCTCTCCATCGTACTCAACACGTACCGAAGGAAATTCTTTAGCATGATGTCTAGGGATTAGCTCTGCGTATCGTGCATTTGCGATGATATTCTTATACTTATTCATCCAGCCTTTTGCTTGGGGAGTACCTAGAGCGACAGTAAGCTCCCCAACAGCAGAGACGATGTGTATATCGTAAATATCCTTCCGTGCTCCCATATTGCCCTCCTGATTTTATATTCCAATCCAGCGATCATTGTAAACAACTTGCATAGAAGATGCAGCACCACAGCCGGTCGCAGAGATTCCGATAAAGTTATTGTACCAATTTGGATCACTCTGCAGGTCATGTAGTGCACGAAGCGGATGAAAGGCTAACCTAAAATCTGAAAACCTAGAATCATCTGACACAGAAACATTATCGCCTAAATCATCCACAGCCTGACGATTACCCCGATCTGTCGTGATAGTTACAGTTTCTCCCAATCCTAACGTAATGGAAAGAGATACTTTGGCTACCTCCGCATAGTTTGCAGTGTCGAGATCCCATCGGTATAACGTAACTGTTGGGTCTGTCATTGGACCTGTTAACGTAATAGTTGGGTAAGACCAAGAGCTTCCGTAGTTTTCTGCTGCAAAAATATATTCCCATGCAGGAATGACACTATTGTTGTTCGCCACAGGGTCTATCGTTGTTGTGTGCTGTTCTCCCCACCATATCGGATCTAAGGCTCTAAGGCGCACTCCAATTCGCTGATGTTTAGCACTTCCACTTGTACTAAGCCCTACATCGAACCCTGTGTCATAAACGACGTCATTTAGCCGATAAACATCACCGTTACTCATGGCGATTTCAAAAATAAATGGACCCAGTCTAGGATTTATGTGCTCCAGGAGTTCTTGACGAGCTCCATGACGACCATATGGAACAGTCGGACCCCAGAGCTTTTTCATAACTAGCGTGATTTGCACACTTCTAGGACGAATAACATTTCCCAAAAACGTCTCTCCATCCTGATCTGGAGCCCTAACTGAACGGGTTTCTACTGGAGGCATCCCAATCCCTTGGAGCTCTACTAATTGCACAGGGAGCTCCAAAACAAGCGCTGTGTCATATGCTGTTATAACTCTAAATAGCTCTGGATATATTGCATCTGGCATTTAGTTATTTACACCATAGCATTAAGCATACCAAAATCCTCTAAAATTCCCGCTTCGGATCGTGCTTGTCCATATTGAGCGGTCAATTGGAATGTTGGCTGGCGCTCAAAATGATAATGGATAGTTGTATAGTTATTAGCTCCCCATAAGTATGGCTGTGTTTTACGCACAGCGGGTCCGACAAGCATAGAGTTAGCCATCTGTAGACGAGATTCATATATCTGATCGGTATCTATATTAGCTAGTTGGCTAGATAATTGCTTCTCTATCTGAGCAAGATGTCTTGGTATCTCCTGATAAAGGTTAGAGAATCCTCTAGCCATTCCTAAGCTAATTCCAGATACAATAGCCTCACCAATAGGTACCATCTTCTTCGATGGTGAGAAAGCAGATATTTCTTTCGCAGCCTGCTTGGGCAATAGTCCCAACTTACCCAAAAGATTGTCTCTAAAATCCTTCCAGCGCCTGTTTAGTCCTTCGATTAAGCCATCTATGAAAGAATCGACGATCTTTGTCGCCTCTGACGGAACGGTCTGCGTTACAGTTCTCCACAATCCCTTGAAGAATTCCGGGACCTTTTTCTCAATAAACTCATTGATACTATCTCCGGTCCGTGAAATAAAACCGTTGATTTTAGTTCCCAATTCGCCCTTACGTGAAAACCACCTATCTACGAAATCATTGATCTGTTTAGAAACAGATCCATTTCTTCCAAGTGAATCCTTGATAGCATTGCTAATCGTACCACCCATTCCAAAAATCTCATCTATTTTAGCGTTAAGAGAGTTTATAGTCTGCTCAAACTTTGTGCCCAGATCAGTAGCTTTCTCGCCCAAACCGGCAATGGCACTATTTGCCTCGGTCAAACCAGGCAAGCGAATATCAATCTCCATTGATTCTATCTTTTCGCGCTTCTTTTTCAACTCTTCGAGTTGCTCTTTGATCAGCTCCGTCTGGTGCTGGATAATATTAGCTTGACGGTCTAGGAGTTCTGCTCGATGCTGAGCAAATAGCTGCTCCTCTTCTAGCATCCTACGTCGCTGCGTGATAAGCAAGCGTTCCTCTACTTGTCTAGCCCTAGCTAATTCAAGCTCCTCCTGCTGAAATTGTACCTGTTCCTCATATAATGCTATCTGACGTTCTACGGCCTTTAAGTTTTTCTCTGCTGCCTCAAGCTGTGTTTGAGCGGCCTCTTTGAGTAGTTTGATACGTTCACGCTCATTGTCAATTTGTTCTTGCAGCTCATTTATTTCTTCCTGTCTGCGAGCAACTATGTCTTGCTGTACTGCAAGGCTACTTTTCAGTTCCAACAAATGACCAGAAGTACCACGCTTCAGGATCTTGTTGCGCAGCTCCTCCATAAAGATGTCATGTTGAATAGCTTGCTGAACGTCTCGCTCTTGTGCCAAGAGTTCCTTTGCGAGAGCCAAGCGCTCTTTTAGCGCATCCAACTGTTTCTGTAAACGCTTTTCCTCCTCGTCTGAAATCTCTCGAAGGTCCTCAATCTCTCTTTGCAATAAGCGCTGTCGCCGACGTAAGGGAATGAGCGTTAATGTCGTTGCAGCTTCCACACGAGTTAGAGCGTCCATTAGGGGATATAGTGGCTTATCTAGCTCTAATGTCATTACCTGAAGAGCAAAAAAGCCATCAGAGATTCTATCTAGCTCTTTTTGAATGTCATACCTAGCGCGCTCAATACCCTTTGCCATCTTCTCCATGCTTTCAATTATCTTCTCTTTTGCAAAAATCACTGCATCAATAGAAGCTAAGCTTCTCTGCTTAAGCTCTTCATATGTTTTTTTCATAAGCCGCAGAATTCCTGCTACATCGGCGGGCTCCTCAGTAAGCTCTTCCTTGGCTTTCTTGGCGTTCATAACTACCAAAGAAAGTCCTCCAACAATAAGGGCAATAGCCGCTGCAACAGGGTGCGCAAAGGCGAGCTTAAGGGCTCCGCCAAGCAGAGGCAAGAGTTGTTTGAGCAGTACAGCAGATCCAAGCACTCCGGCAAACGCCGTAGCAAGGCCGAGAATTTGAGCGATACCCTTTTTTATTTCTGGGGGCAATTCACGAATATTCGTAACCAGGTCGTTCAGGAGGCTAATGCCCTTTGTGATTGCCGGGAGTAGATATTCTCCGAGCTCCACTCCAAGGTTGTGTATATTAGCCTTGAGCAGATTGGATTGAGTGGTCACCGTATCTAAGGAATTTGCATAGGCTCCTGCAAACTGTGCTCCGCGCTGAACTATGTAGTTCCAAATAGCCAGTCTTCGTTCTGCTGTACTAAGATTCTCCGCAACCTTATCTACTGATGAAGCATATTGAGCAAAGATTTTCTCTGCAGATTCCCCAATATCCAGTCCACGCAATGTCGTAACACTCGCGTTAGCCATTGCGTCTGTTAGAGCTTCAAATACTTCTGTAGCATCTCTGTTTTGCTGTGTAGCAATGTCGTTGGCAATAGTTGCCAGTGTAACTGCCTTTTCGTAATCAACATTGGCTGCTGCTAGTTTTCCGACAGCTTTGTATGCTTGTTCTATGGTGTATCCCTGAGCTGTTATAGCCGCTTGTGTCTTTTTTACCGCTTCCTCAGCAAGGCCAAGGTTCTTTGCTAGAGTTTCTGTTCCCCTAGAAACCCGTTGTTGATCTGCAGCCATCTTGACCATTCCGCCGAGGAACCTAGCAAGCTTTGCAGAGACAGTAAGAAGCACAGATCCAAGGAGAGTAAAAGCAACGGTTTGTCTTCGTGTTGCCTCTTCCTGAAGCAATTGAGCTCGCGCAGCCTTCTGAGCTCCCGATTCTAGGGACTTAAAATACTCCGTCTGCATAAAGGCAGCCCGTGCAACTGCAGATCTATGCTTTTCCATCGCTACCGTATATAACTGCTGCTCACGGGAGAGATTCTTAAAGGTATCTGACTGCCTAAGAGCTTCCAGGTTCGCTTGGTTGACGGCATCCGCCCAGGCGAGAACCTCCACCTGTGCTTGGCTTTGTTGCTGAGTATAGGCCCTAGAATGTTCTAATGACGCTAGGGCAGCTGCTTCGGACTTACCACGGATTACATCCAGGGCACGTCCAAAGCGAAACATCTGACTGATTGATGCCGCTGCCCGAACGACGACTAGCTCAATTCCCGCCTGGGGAAACATCGACCCACCGAAACCTAAACCCATCGTTACTTCGTTCCCGTCATCTTAGCTTTAATTTCCTCAACCCGTCGGATAAGGCCACGCAGACGATATTTCGCAACGACCTCCGCTCGTTCAACATGAGTCAAGTCGTCACGGAACTCCCTCCAAGAGATATTAGCCTCTTCTGCTGCCCAGTGATACTCCAACGTTCTGCTGAATGATAATTCAGCCGGTGTCCCCGCTGCCTGTTGTTCCTGCGTTTCCAGATCCCACAGTAGGAGCCACTGTCGAATCGGCATTCCATTGATGAGTACGTTGAAACCGATCAATGGCAGCGTCAATTTCCTCCTCTGAGACACCAGACCGTCTCGTACCCAACATTTGCAATCTGCTCAAGTCTCCAGATGTTGGAATGATCCGATACCGAAGCCACTCCAAATACCGTGCAGTTTTTTGCTTCTTGGAAGGAACGGAGAGACCTATTGCCTCTAGCTCCTCTTCCCAGGTGTCGTCTTCTTCATATGGAGGAACACCTTCAGGAAGTTGATGAATCTTCATAGCCTTTAGCATCTGAAGCTTCAGCATAGCCTCACCGACTGCAATAGTCCGCTCATCTTGTGCTGCAATAAATGATGGACTATTGAAGTTAGGTTCCATCCATTCTCGTGAACCGTCTTTGCGCTTGATCATTGGAGGCTTTGGCTCTGGAAACTGCGCCCAAATTCTCTGGGCCAAATTTGTAGGTGTTTCTAGTGCCTCAACAATTGCCCCTGTGGAAGTTCTGAATATAAAACTAAGCTCTTTCTGTTCTTCCTCCAAAGCGTTAGCTACACGTTCAGTAATCTCATCGTCATCAATCATTTTGTGCTTATCATTTTCTGGCATGATTATAGCCCTCCTAGTTTTGAGCCCTCCTGTACATAGATTTTGGTTAACGGCCCCGGAAGGATGTCAGGAGGGCTCCAGGAGCATCCTCCACAGGGCCGTTATACCCAACGTCTTTATTGCCCTACAATCACAATGCCATCATCTGTATCCTTCAGTCCACCAGCGAACACAAAGTTCCCTGATGGACCGGCGGCTACAAAATTAAGTCTGTCATTGTCAGGAGTCGTAGTCTCCGTATCGGGCAATTGATACCAGGATTCCCCTCCAGCTAGAGTGCGGAAGATATATCCTTTGGAACCATCAGTAGCGGTCATAAAACCAAAGGGAGAGTCTTCATATCCCGCAAAGGAAATGCCATGCACTTCTCCTTGACCAGAGAGCGAGAAAGTGATCTCTGTCCAATTGGATCCGCCATCCTTTGTGTAGTAAAGCCTCCCACCAGAAGTGCCAATGAGCCATACATATTCAGTACGCATCCAAACGACATTGATGTCATTTACTGTTGGAGAATCACTTGAAAGATCCGACCAAGTTTCTCCACCATTAGACGTAACTACAATTGCTCCTGTAGCTCCTACTGCAACGAGATGCTTGCTATCAATTCCATGAATGTCAAGCAGATTTTGAACCGTAGCTGCTCCGGCGCTTTGAACACTTACTCCCTGTGATGGATTGGACGTAAAGTAGATGTATCCACCATCACCTACGATCCAAGTTTGAGTAGAGCTGCGTGACCAGATGGCATTTGGCCCATTTCCAGCGGAAAAGCCAGTTGTTACCTCTGTCCAAGCATCCAAATCATCCAGATCTGCAAGATGCATAGAACATGAATCATTAGACACAACGACAATGTTTGAGCCGACTTTTGCCAAATCAGACGGCTGCTCATCTTCGCCAAGGGTATCAATATCGTAGTCTTCCCATGAGGTTCCACCATCTAAAGATCTATGTAGCTCTGCAGGAAGACCAGGAGAACCCGCTCCGGAGGACTTGGTTACGTGGAAGAGTCTGTTCTCTCCATCTGATTCATATCCGCATTCTCCACAGGAGAAATAGTCAGCAATGATCCCTGCAACAACTTCTCTCGTGATGTCTGCAGCACCAGAATCCTCAGCGTCTTCAAGAGACAATCGGTCAATTTCCCAAAAGGATCTCGCCGTAATGTCTCCAGTCAATAAAATCGTTGCTCGTCCTGCCTCGTCCAATGCCGTTTGCTCGTCTGATGAGCGGTTGGTAAACCTTGCTTTGTCATAAGCAAGTATCTTCTCCCAACCTCTCGTAAAATCCTCTGGATCCTCACACTTTCCATAGTGCACCTGAATCTGCATAGGACATTTTAGACGAAGAATTGGATTGTCCAAACCAAAGCGAGCAATCATACTAGTCGTAGGCAGACTACTCTCACCGGCAACTTCGTCAACATTTTCAAATTGATCGTACGCCAATCGTGATGGTATCTGAACGCGACTAGGCTCTCCCTCAGCAATGGAAAATCCAGAGAGCCTTGCAAGTCCTTGATACTCTATTGCATGATGAGGATTCGCCCCCTTTTCTTGAAGAAAAACCCGACCGTGTCCAGTTTGAAAAATTCGTTCACTCATATTCGTTATTCCCTTCAACTATAGGCTAATTGCACCATAGTCCATGAAATATCTATTCACCAAATTCCATGCTTCCCATGCTCCTAGCTTATCACCAAACGGACAGTTCTTCCGTACGAATGTAGAAGCGTCTGGATCTGGAGGCTCCTGCCATGCCTGGTAGATGCCCTTTATTGACTCTCCGCCTCCAGTAATTGGAGACAGCAGAAGTGACGTAGCCAACGCTGCTACAGCTCGTGCAAATGGATATTGCATCTTACCTTGATCATCAGACGTCCATCCCGCAAGATAAGATAACCGTAACAAATCAGGATATCCTGAGCAGAACTGAGTTGGACTAATATCCCAACGTTCATTATCAGCATCCCAAGTTGCCGGAGCAATGGAGACCTGTCCTATTTCCGAAAGATATGTCTGTATTATACCATAGTATTCACCAAAAGCAGTGGCATAACCTGTCTCACTGCTCTGATAACCATAACGCACAGGGGGATGATCCAGATCGCTACAAGTATATATCCGATATACATCTACTTCGTTCAAATAAGAATCTGGGTCATCTCCGTCTATGAAGTTATGTGGCGGAGGTGCTTCCCACAATTGTGGAACGACAAACCAAGCCGACTGTCCTTCAATAGTAATGTCATCCCCAGAAATCGTCACGGTTAGATTTCTGATCTGCTCTCGCTCATCAAGATTGTTTGCAGTCGTAGGAAAAACGGCAATCTCTTTAGGTTGCCAGTCAGAAGCTCCCGCTATGGTAATTGTAAAACGCATGATCTCGGCAAAATCATCACCATCTAAGTCAACTCGACTGCTTGAGATATCCACCCCCTCCTCTATAGGAGTAACGCATCTGTGGCCACCAGCAATAAACCGCTTCCACTTGAGATTTACAGTCATCCTTCGATCTGGAAGATACTCATTCTCCCAGGAGGGAATTCGGTGTGTAGGGAATGGATGGTCCTCCTGTGTAATATATTTTGGCGCCGGCCAGAAGCCCGTTACCTCAGCAATCATTCGTTCTGCCGTAGCAATTGCCTTAGCTATGTCTTCTCTACTAGCGGTACCTCGATTTTGCCACTGGTGTTGATACCATACGTTGTATGCATTATTGACAGGGATTGCTGTACTTACAAGCTGATTAAAATGTCTAGGATCCAATCCCAGGATCTCTGCATATTGATCTAAGCTAAGCAAGGTTATCGTTTGTGACCTAGCCATAATTAACCTTCCGTAATGACTCGAAAAGCTTTTTCCCCAAATCTCTGAATAAGTTCCAATGCGTCCTCTTTAGGAATTCGCTGGCATCTATTTGCTCCGGCATCAAATCGAGGCTTCCTTTTTGACGACAATGGAAACGCCCTTGATCCTCGAATATTTAGGAGAAATTCTACGAGTACCTTTCCATCATTTCCATTTCCAGTGTGAACATCATTGGAGATGTCAGAGCTTGGTCTAGCCCCTCTACTAATCATCCTTCGTCTGATCTGATCTGCTCTCACGGAGCGCTTGCTATTTCCCCCTCAATGTCTCCTGGGCATTATGGAAACTCCCTTATACTTATTTGCAATGATCTTTAAGAGAGCGTTACTATCCTTGAGACTATCTTCGCGCCTCCGTCCTGTATTGTAACGATAAGCAAACAAAGGCTTCTTTATGTGCTCTCCATAGAATCCATGCACCGCAAGATTTAGAATCAGATCCCAATCCTCCCATAAAGGGATGTTAGTGTCAAAACCACCAACTTCATCAAAGGCTGCTTTTGGCAATAAATTTGTTACAGCAAAGAGGGCCGCCCCAAGAAGTCTGTGAACATCCCATTCGGCAGCACTGTGAACCTTTCTATCTGGAAGAGACACCCAATCTGTATATAGAATTCGAGGGTCCTCTTCTGGACACTGTGAAGCTACTTCCAAAGTAATATACAAAAAATCTCTATAAAGATAATCATCTGCATCTAGGAAACACAAGTATCGTCCTCTAGCTATGCTTGCCCCCAGGTTTCTTGCAGCGCTCACGTTATGCAAACAGTCGTTCCGCATCCAGCGAATCCAAGGATAGGCTACTTTATAAGGTACAGATCCATAGTTCTCTATTCCACCCTCAGTTGTATCGTCAACGACGATAAGCTCCCAACGTGGGTCTGTCTGCGCTGCAACTGATTCAATAGCATCTTGAAGAAATTTCTCATGTCCGTCTCCTACAGGTATTATTACACTAGCCTTAGGACAATCATAATTTCTCACAGGATGAGAGGGGTATTTTCTCTCTGGACTAATCGTAGCAGCGAAAGGTATCTCCCCTCCATATACACTAGGTAGCCAAGCTAACCAATCTGGTTCCTTTTTCCCCCGAACTGCCGCTGATGCACTGTTGTTATGTACACGATACTCATAGACAGTATGTCCCGTTGCTAATTTTGCATCATACCCAATCAAGGGAAACCTCGACCATAGCTCTGCATCCTCTGTAGGCGCAGTATGCTGACGATACCCTCCAGTTCTTAAGAAAGCTTCTCTGCGCATCATATTGCAAGCAGGAATACGATTTTTCCGCTTCAGTTGCTTTTTTGCCGAGAAGTCCTCTCCAGGCCAGTCACTTTGTGGAACAGTTACTGTGCCATCGGGACCCATAAGCGCAAGTTTGCCATAAACTATTCCAAGGGATCTATTGCGTAAGAGAGGATGAACAAGTTCCTCCATAAAATTTGGACATAGCCGATCATCTGCATCTAAAAAGGTAAGAAATGCCCCCCGTGCAGCCATCGCCCCGTTATTTCGTGCAGCAGCAACTCCGGAATTCTCTTGGGCAATTACTCTAAACCTTGGGTCGTTTCCAATAGTTTCACGTATTACATTCAGAGAGTCATCTGTTGATCCATCATCTACTACGATACACTCCCATTTATTATATGTTTGCTTGCGAACAGACTCAATTGCCTCACTTACCCACTGAGCATAATTGTAACAAGGAATAATCACAGAGACGAGCCCCTCTGCTTCTTCTTCTGCTAAAACTACAGAATCCTTGTAACATTGGCGATACAGCTCCATTGCAGCTTTCCATGAGAAGTGAGACGCCTTTTTTCGTGTATTACTTCGTAGTCTGTCATAGTCTTCTATAACATTGTGAATAGCCTTAGCAGTACCCTCGAAATCTCCTGGGTCGACTAAAAAGCCATCTACGCCATCTTCGATAATGTCTCGAATAGCTCCCCAGGACCAACCAACTACAGGCAATCCGGCAGCCAGAGCCTCCAAGATTCCTATCCCAAAGGTCTCCTTTGTAGTAGCTAAGTATATTCCACAACTGTAGAGCATCTTCTTCATTTCAGCATGAGACACGGGCCCGGTAACTACAACGTTATCTTGTACTTCCCCAAAAGTAGAAAGAAACTGAACATCCCTTGCAATCCGTGCGATCTCATTTACAGGTGTAGGATCGCACACATCTTCAGGACGGTTCTTGTTCCACAAAACCACAGGGGGGGAGGTGTAGTCCTTTCGCTTCGGCCAAACTCTCAAGTCTATTCCATGTGGGATAACTCGCGGAAAGAACCCCATATTCCTAGCGAATATCTCCCCTACCCATCGAGATGGAACAGTTACAATATGAGCCTGTCTTGCCCCTGCGATCACGCGACTATTTACTTCCCACATCCAGCGATCAGCCTGTATTTCACCTGTTGGGTACAATCCGTGGCAGTGCAAAACATCTATCTGTCGTCTTCTACGAGTGTCATCTACAACGTGAACGGCATAAACATCAGCATTGCTGAGATCATCTACAAATGTTACTCCAAGTTCTGGGAGTCTCTGGTACATCGTGTAGACTACTCTTGCAATTCCACTGTTCAGATTGCTTTCAGACGGCTGCTTTGGATGCAAAAATACAGTAGTCATATTACCTTTTCTTTATAGTTCTACGCCTGTTTGTGTATCTCAGTCGTTTCCATGCAAGAATATTGCTATCAATCACATCCTCTATTCCCAGAGTTAGCGTCTTATAGCCAAGTTCCTGAAGAATTTTTGGTCGTATCTCCGCAACGTGTGCCTCAAAAGGATTTCCCCGAACCTCCCCCTGTGGGTATCTTCCCCAAGGACTCCCAAGAACTACTGTTTTCTTCGTGATGCGCTCTATCTGCATCAAAGTTTCTGGAAGGTCACTCTCAGGAATATGTTCTGGACCGTGCCACCAAAAGACATAATCAAACATTCGATGACCCAGTTGAAGGATATCTACCTCTCGAATATCTCCCTGTATGATATGATGGATCATCTCTTTATGAGCAATCTCATCAATATACGGTTGCCAGATTTCTAAGACAGTAATTTCATTTCCAGCAGAGAAGAGCTCATACATATAGTGGTGCCTATTCTTATTTGCACCCACATATAGAACGCTTCCAGGACTCTCAAATAGTTCAGGAACGTTTTTTTGCAACTGTGGAAATCTACGTCGTATAAGTTCAGTAACCACTTGTCTACCCTCAACTAATATTCCGGTTCACAACGACCAATGCGCATATTCAAGGAGCATATTCTATCCCACCAGTATATCGAAGGATTACGGGAAAACATTTCTTTCTGCCACAGCCTGTCTCCTGCTCTAGGAGCGCAAAAAGCATGAATGGTGTCCAAAAAGAATTCTCGCTTGACACAATAACAATTACACACTCTGTGGCCGTTTCCATGATCAAACTCATTTATATTCCAGTATTTCGGAGTTGGTACAACTTCCGTAACCCTCCATACCTTAAAAATGATAACGTCTGGTTGTCCCTTGAAAAAGTAAATGCTCTTTATTCCTGAAAGAAAATCTACTTTACATAAAGCATCATCATCGTCCAAAATCATAACATACTCGCCACGAATCTGGTTAATGATTTTCTTGAAGGAACAGTTTGCTGCTTCCAACCCTATTCCATCGTCATCAACGATTAAAATGTGCTCATAATCCATATCTCCTTGCGCCTTAATTGATGCAATATTATACGCCAATTGACGTGGTCTACGGTACGTTCGCGTGATGAACGAGAGAAAAGGCTTTGGCTCCGCTGGTCCACCAGGCAATCTAAATATTTTTATTTGTCCCGTTGACGGCTGTTCAGAAAGATTCCCCTGTTGCCGAATAAAGTTGATGGCACTCTCGTACGCTATGGAATGTGCCCTTACAATGATTTCCCCTCCAGGAAGCATCTGGTCAATCCACCAGGAGAGCTCCTTTGTTTGTGGCGGATTTTCGGACTCTCCGAAGAACACGATGTTAGGATGAATATCTAGTACTTTATCTATTTCTCCTGGTGAGCACTGTATATGTACTGTAGCAGGAGAAGGAGTGACCCAGAATTTTTGCTTTCCAATTCCTAGTATTGTAGCCTCCGGGCATCCTGCTCGCAGTGCGTACAGAGATTCTCCGCGCTCTACTCCAACAGAGACAAATACGGGTAGCTCACGAGTGGGCCACACCCGTATAGACAGCGCATGATCTCTGATGCAAACCCTCTCATGTGTAGGAATTACCCCAGGAGCTTCTCGGAAGTCCGAAGTAGGGGCGAGATCTGTTCCATAAACCACTGAAATGATCCTTTATCTATGTTTCCTTGAAAGCTAATATTTCTATAATTTAACACAGGCTGCGTTACACCCAGGAATTCTCCGATTTCTTTGCTCGCAATGCGAACTCTTGTCGATCCTTCGATTTCGGTTTGCCAAGGATCCTCTCCATGTTTAAGAAATCGGCGAAAGATCGCAGTTGTCCACATAGACGCCTGCTGTGAAAAGCTATATGGAGCGGTTTTATCAATATAACAGAAACGACTGTCATCAATGAATTGTTTTCCTTCAGGAGTGAATATTGCTGACAGCCTTATCATGTCGATCTCTGGAGAATTGATCAATTCCTGAGCCTTAGCAACTATCTTCTCATTTACATAATTTAGATAATAATCGTCTAGCCAAAGAAGAAGGTGTTCATCTGAGTATTCACTATCTAGGAAGTTAATGAGATTTGTTGCATAGTGCTTATCCTCTCCAAAATAGTAAACCTTGATTCCTTCTATGGGAATCTCCTTTTTTCCTGTCAGCACAACGATTTCGTAGGGACAACGTGGCCAGAACTTACGAACACAAAAGATGTTTCCAGGAATGAAATGACTATATTTATCACAAGTTGGAATGATGATCTTCACTGCCCAGTACCCTCCTGATCCTTGCCGCTGGGGGCACATTCTATGTGCCCCCAGCCTCCCAACAAAACTGTACAATGGGGGATTCAACTATTGCTGGTTCCACTCACTGTAAAAGTCTGGCGGAGTATCATACTCCTCCGTACCACCCTTCTTGAAGTAAGGACTATCAGGATTCCAGCTGCGAAGATGCTGCAACGGACTGTATTTCACGTTCTGGATCCGCCCAGCTAGATGTGGAGTACGAAGGACAACTCGTGGTTCCAATTTCCCTTGGAATTTGAAACAATAGTTGAGATCCTGCATCGTCCACATGTATCGCCCACCATCCGTCACCCAGAAGCGTCCTTTACTCTGAAGCATTGAAGTAAGATCAGCCATCGCTCGGCTATAATCTAAGTATTCCCAATAAAGGACTGGCATTCCCTTAGCGCGAATCGGAAGGAAGTAGATATCCGAAGAGAACTCTCCAGGGACTAGCCTAGCAGACGTTGCCGCATTGTTTTCATAGATTCCATCATCTGTAACGACAGGAATCTGACGACCATTCACTGTGAGGAAGTTCCCATTACGCATCTCGTCACGCATTCTAACGTTCGTGTCATCATTGAGCACAGCAACCTGGGTGCTTGCAATGTCTGAGCATCTGTGTGTTAGGTATCTACAGGGCCAGACCGCAGTAAGTTCAAAGAACAACTCCGGCCTCATTGCAATAACCCACTCTGTTGGGTCTAAGCCAGCGCGTGAAGCAACGTGACGAAGATAGAATTCCATCATACTGACATATTCAACGATATCATAGACTGCACTATCAACTGGTTCATAGTTGAAATCCTTGACATCGCTATCCAAAGCTGCACAAGCTACGCCAGTAAAAGCATCTACCTTCCCTGTGGATATTAGAATATCTAGTCCAGGAAATTCTCTGTATCCACCACCAGTGCTGTTGTTCGCTGGATCCCCAGTCCATACCGTGGGAGTTAGCCAGCGTTGAAACTCAATTCCGATAATTACCATTTGAGTTTGAATAACGCTCCGAAGCCACTGACCGCTCTGATTTGCTTCAGAAGTCAACAGCTGATGACCCTCTCCAATTACATCACCAAGCAACCTAAGCTCTGTGTTTAGATTGCCATTCAAGATCTGCATCAGCTGATTGATCTCCATCTCTTGACTACCACGAGCGACGCGACCAAACTGAGCTGTTTGATGGCATATCTCGATCACCCCACCAGGAGCGTCATCACAGACTCCATCGACCTCATCATCCCCATCAGACTCGAAACCCGTTAGGAAGGGATACACGGGGTTCGTATATACCGTCCCAACTGCAGGTATGAGCCCGCTGATTCCCTTAGGACTTAGTGAAGCGTTGACAACGACATCATCTAATCCAAAGTTGGAAAAGATTCCATTTGGACCAAAGATTAACTGAGCATTAGGCGTACCAGAGATAGCCTTTTGCTGCCCTTTTTGCATTTTGGTCAGCATCTGGAGAGTTTCTGCAATCGACGCCAATGCCTGATCTACCTTGCTATCCATCGACCATACCTCCTACGGTTCTATCCATCGCGGCAGATACCATACTACTTAGTATTTGTGCCCCTTTGGACATAGCCATCTTGTCTATTACTGGCTCTGCATCAGGGTCTACATTATCCAAAGATACTGACGGCCTAAATGCAGAGACTCTGGTTGAATTTCGCTCCTGAATCAAACTTCGCTCCAGTCCGCCAACACACTCTGTTAGCTCCTTGACTAGATCTACCAAAACGGCCTGCTCATTTGATGCAGCAGCCTCTGGAGTATCCTCTGCAGTCTTCTCTGACTGCAACAAAGCCTTCACCTGCTGTTTAAGCGCACATTCCGGCATCTCCTCAAGAGATGCTGATAGCCGCCGAGAAAATTCCTCCTCAACGTCTATTGTGTCATCTACGCTTTCCTGGAGCTTTGCCGTAGCTTTGTTAATTACAGCAAGCGCTTCAGGATCGTCCTTAAGCGTCTCAGAAAGATTACTCAAATCCTCAACAATCTTGGAAGTATCCGTAGCCTTTATGACTGCTCCAGGATCTGAAGTAGCTTTCTCATTTAACTCATCTACTTTTTCAATTAGTCTATTTGCAAGCTCATCACCAACTATCTTGCGAAGAGCCGCAGCTTTAACACTATTCATTCTGGCATCTCCTTGTGTATGAATACCTGTAAAACCATTAGCTGCCCATTCTATTGGAAGCAAAGAGCGTTCAACAATATTTATATCATTATACACCACTTGGACGGTTTGTCCATTGATAATTGCATCCTTTTCAATACCCTCTTCACTAAGAATGAACCCAATGCTCAAACCAATTTCCTCTGGGTGCCTCTCTGCATATTTCCTAACAGCCGTGCCAATCTCGTCACTTCTCCACAAACCAGACTCGATTAGGCAAACCCCATCGTGCACGGCAAAATCACATGTTCCCAAAGGAATGTCCTCATGCCAAAAGAGAAGGGGACCACGGTCCTTCCGTCCATCCTCTGCAGACTTCTGAAGAGCAACCGTAGATACAATTTCATGCTCACAATCCATAAAAGCAGTAGAAGAAATGCCTACCCAACGGTATTCTCCGCTCTTCTGCTTAAATGTAAGAAAAGCCGAACCCTTCAGAACTATTGTATCTAGGATGGCGGCAAGTATATCTTGATCTATTACCTCGTCTTTCTGTTTTCCAAGGCGATTAGCAAACTCTGATAGAACATCTCGAAAGCGTTCCAATAGTCCCTTATCTGAAGCATTTGGCTTGCGCAACATATACGCACCGCATTTTGGACAGGTACGATCTGCACAGGGCTCTCCACGTGTATGAGGAGCTTCATAGCCGCATTCAGGACAATAACAAATACCATCAGCATCCTCAAGAGGAGCATAGGCAGACTTTTCCCCTTTCTGGGCTTCTTCCAGCAGCCTTTCTGCCTTTGCTCGTAGAGTCTTGCGTAAAGACGCTGTAAGCCATCCATCCTCACCTGTACCAGTACCGGGTTGACCCAGACGACTGAGAGCATTTCTTACGTGAGGTAAATCTACCTTTCCATTTTTGTCCTTGACTGGAAGATGACGTAGCGTTCTGGGAACGGTCTTTCCCTCGTCATCTTTCTCCCCTCCAGGCTCTATATAAAGAAAGCTGCTGTCTGGAAGATCATTAACGTATGCCGCAGTCCAGGTGTCTTTAATGATCAAATATCCATCAAGAGCAGCTCTTTGCAATAAACCTTCCAAGTCTTTCACGAGATTACTAACAGAATCATTAATCAAAGGTTGAGTGGTCATAGTTTCCTCCTGTCCCTCCCCTTGCGTTTTTGTGACTCCAAGGATATAGTCTGTAATCCGAGCTATTCTGTCATTTATGCTATGTCCATCCCACTCTCCACTATACGGAGAGACATATCCAAGTGGAACGGTTACTGGCCAAGAAACCTGACCGTAACCAGGAAGGTCAATGAAAATATGTCCACCCCGCGTTGAGTGGTCTTTAGCAATTCCAGTTTCTAGCCCTAACTTCCAAGCAAAGAGAGAGGCTAATTGCACAACGCGATCTAATTCCGCCTGAGTCTCCCGTAGAGCTAACACAGGATCTTCAGGGGTAGTTAGACGGTCATTCCATTCCTTTCGCCGAGCAGCCTCAGAAGCTTCTATCGCAGCAATTTGCGCATTAGCTTCTGCCTCGGTATCGTGGCAACCCAGGCTACGCCCTGTTGGTTTGCCATCTTCACCTCTTCTGAAAACACATATTTGGTCGTCTACAGTTACCTTCATATATGGCATTATTTTATCGCCCCTCCCTTGCGGAGGCCAGTCTTGACGATACTTCCAATCTCCGCAGCCATTATTCCAGTCATATAATCAGCGATTGTTACAGAAAATTCACGTGGCTCTATGCTCTGAATTACCTCAGGACGAGAATACCACCGATCCCCTCTGTGACCTAATCCAGAAGTAATTCCTCCCGGAGTGGTCTTGGCAGTAAAATACCCTCGAAAACGTAGCATAGGTGCTCCAGACTGAGCTACGTATAGCGTTCCGTGAACTGTGTTAACCTTTTTTGTTCTAGTACCTTTTGGAGTTATTCTATGCGGCTTAGTACCGCGATCTACTAGAGCATATATCTCTCCAGGAGATAGCTTACCTTTACGTGACGCTCCTCTCTTTACGACAACAGCTATAGACAGATTTCCAAATTTATCAAGGCGAGGACTGAGTTTCTCAATCTCTGGTTTTACACTCCATGTGCGGACCGTTTCACCATACAGATCTTTTGCTTCAGTCGCCTTGCGTCTAAGCCAGTTAAGGGTCTCAAGACGAACAAACTTCAGTGACCAAACCTTGGGGAAAACTGGAATAATTCTAGGAAGTAGTGAAGTTTGCGCACCTCCTTCCAGACCAAACCGTGCGTAAGACATTTTTGGACGGATCTCTAAGTCCCAAGGGTCATCTGCCATTTTTCATCCTTACTAGCTGCTTTTCTACGCGCTCAGCGGCTTCTTTAGTATCCATGATAGAACGAACAATGCGAACTATCTCTTCTTCCTCATCTGTCTCGACTTCGACCTGCTCTGCCATCTCCTGCAGAAACGACTCTGGAGCATCTCCTTCAGCTACAGCTAACTTTAGCGCCTGTATTGGAGTCAACTCACCAGACGTGACCCGTAGTGCCCTCTCTCTCGCGCGTGCGTGAGCGAGCTCGACACGCTCCCGCTCAGCTGCAGGGTCTGTTGATGTAAACTGAAACTCGACAGTTTTTGGAAGGACATAGAAATTCATAGCATACTCAAACTGCTGAATGATGGCTCCAGGTCCTTTACCCCTAGATTTCGCAGACATCGACTCCACCTGTGAGGCAGTGCCTAAGTTCCCCCCTGGCAGTGGAGCAAACTCTGAATAATCAGTCCCAAATCCTATCGCCATCGTTGTAATATACCATTTATACAAGTCATCCTCATTATAACCATCTGGAAGTCCTGCGAGCTCGATAAGCTGCGCTTCCAACCTCTGCCCTGGATCGTTTCCAGAGATAACCACAGGGCCAGTATAGATCGTTCGACCCTGCGTCTGGATCTCTCTTTCAGAAGACATTTGAATAGCTTCCTCGATGGCACCATGACGAATTCCCTGAACGAACAAAACCGCAGGGATACGTTTTCCAGAAAGCTTCTGTCGCTTATATAGCCCGATGTCCCGAATGATCTGTGCTGCACGAAGGACACGTGAAACAGCGCAAAAACCCCAATTTTTGTTTTCCTCGCGTGCAGAAGGCAAATCAACCATAGGAACTACTTCATACCAACGCAGTCTATGTATTCTTCCGGAGGAATCTTCGTAATTTACCGGCTGTTCAGGATTCCCAGTCTGCTCACATCGCTGAGAATCCAAATGGGCAATTCCAGACGCTGCAGATGCAGGACTAGCCCTTGAGGGACGCAAAATCTCAATATATCCCCCATTGTCTTGTGTTAAGATGTCAAGAACGACCTTAGATATGAAAGTAAGCCAACCGTTGCCTAAATCAGCGCTTTGCAAAATTGTGTAATACCGATTGACAGCCTTCCTTGGACCACGCAACTTAAAATCTAGTGCCTTAAGTTTAGAACACATAGAATATATTGCCCCAGAAAGCATGGACTCCTGACGCCAAAAATTATCAAGAACGATATCTCTTGCTTTTCCAGGCCACGGAGGAATACCATCTGCCAAGTTTGCCATAAAGAAAACAAGAGGAGCTTCATGGGCCAATGAAGTCTCCGCCCTATCCTGGACGGAAAGCTTAAGCTGTCTTTTAGGATCAGCTCCGGGCATAAAGCCTCAACCTCCGTAACTCTGGATTTTCCTGTAAGATCTGCTGGTTCATCTCGTGAACTTCCTGAACAAGGCCGTTCCAATGCTGTACGTACCAATCATGCGCGTCTGCAACAGCTACCTCAGAAGGCTCAGGAAGAACTATCCTAGACGCTACAGAATACTCATCCTTGCGCCCCCAAATTTCCTCTCGATCTTTCCCCCACAAGCCGTAGCGCAGGCAATCTGCCACATGATCATTTTCCTTAATTACCTTTCCTGTAGTAGGATTTCTCGCATAGGAAGGAATCTCCTTACGTGAATATGTACATCGTGGATGAAAACGAACGTGCCCAACATTATTTCCATCGCATATCCAAGAGGCGACCCGCTTAATCCCCTCCTCTACATCATGTGTTGCTCGTACAGTGTCTATGTCCTTTCTCCACAACCTAGAGATAAACTCTGCTGCAGAGGAATCTACCAAGGCAACAGAGGGCTTTGCATAGCCTTTACTCAAGGCATTGTCAATTGAATCCTCTGCCAGTTCTCCCCTAGCAACATATTCATCAAAAACGTTAACGTAAGGAGGAATAATCTGGGCAAATAGGATTACTCTGGGATGATGTTCAGTAAACCCGTCATCTACCCACCACTCTACAGGCACTCCATGATGATATTCTGCATCTTCCGTTATGTTTCTTCCCCCAACGCGAGAATCGAACATCTCCCAAACGACATCTTCCATCGTAACAAACTGCCCATGAAGTTCCTGTTGAGCCAGCCTACCAGAATACATACCCATGAGCATCTGATAATGAAAAGGATCTAGGTTATCTTTATTATCCTCTGTAGAAGATGTAAAGAACTCTACGATTTTTCCTTTCCATCCCATTTCCTGCATAATCTTATGTGCAGCAGGATCAAATATAGCTCCAGAAAAGAGATCATAGAGCCAATGATTCACCCCCGCAGGGGTAGTCGTAATCCAAAGCTGCGGGTTTTTCCCCACACGAATACGCCCAGCCAAGATGTCAAAGGCTTTCCTGGTTCGTTTTCTCGCTGCCTCGTCGAACCACGCCCAGTTTACATTTGGCCCAGCCCATCCAGATTCCTTCTCAATACCACCGTAGTAGACTACAGAACGAACTCCGTTAATCTCAAAGATCAGCTGCTTCTTTTGTGTAAAAGGATGATCAAGATGGGCATTTATACAGTGGCTCATAGGAGCCCACTTCATAAACTCCGGAAAGGTAGACTTAGACAATTGCGGAAAATCTGGAGCAACGATAATCCCATCTTCATTCTGTTGTATTTTTTGAATGGCCTTAATAGCTCCAGCAGCAGTCTTCCCTGAGCCAATACCGGCAATCAAACCTACATAGCGAGCACTACTAAGAAGAAAACGCTCCTGTGCTGGATGTGCTTTGAATATTTTAGGCATATTACTGTATAATCGTTATTCTGTGTCTATAATTGGTCAATGAAATATAGAAGTAGCCTACCTGTCCTTATAATCTGTTTCTCTCCGTCCTTGAAGATAGTCAATTCCTAGCTAATAATATTCCCTATCAGAGTTATCCGAAATAAGCCAATAGCGCAGGAGCCAATGACGTCAGCATAGCACTCCCTCAATCCGATGAAATGCACTCAACAACTACAGAGATCGTTCCATCCGAATATTCCCTATAGATAGATGAACACTTCAGGTCCATCGAAATCATCTTTGTAACAGTTACCGGAGTAGAAATATCCTCCGTAGGCACAGGGGGAGGGAGGGGAGTTGTCGTAGAGTCGGAGGCTGTAGCATACCAAATTGGGCCGTTTTCATTACTTTCTGAGGAGGCAATAGCATATCCTACCCCTCCCCCCTCTGCTACAAGGATAACATTCTGCGCTCCATGCAGAGAAAGCGCATAGACACCAATATCTGTAACCTCTATGGAATCAAGTAGTGGGCCAAACATCGTACTCTGCATAGTCTCCCAAGCGCGATACGTAAGCTTATCCGGCCAACTCCCGTGCAATCTGTAGGCAGAAATAGTTATTGGTTGGTTATTCGTTCGCTGAACTATGTGAAATTCTATTCCACCAGCCGGCTCATCAAAAGAAAACAAGACAAAATCACAACCTGGACGAAGCCAAAGTTGTGATGATCTGTCGTTCTCTTGATCGGGAAACCACGCTCTCACATAGGTATCACGGAGACGGTCGATGTAGGGGCAGCCCACCACTGCCCCTACATCTCCGCCGAGAAGAAGAAGAAAGGAGAGACATGCGCAGATAATAGTCCATATTCGCTTATGGCGACTCGAAATCTTCATCTGCCATATCCGCCAAAGCAAGCATGACCGCCTGAGCTAGGCGATCCCCAAAAGTAGGAAGGTCCTCTTCCTTCATTACTAGCTGATTATACCGTTTGAGTTCCTCGTGACAATGAAACGCAATCCGCTCGACAAGCCGAAATAACAGACGTACTCCAGCGCGCAATGAAGGGTCCATAGACTACTCCGACTTATCGTATCCGCGAGCCATAAAGCCATTTTTGATAAACTCGAAAGCACCAATTGACAGAAACGCGGCGATAACTGATACTGTTACAGCTTGTCCAAGAGTGAATTCCTCGTTTGTTTGCATCCAGGTGACCAAAAGCCCAAGTAGCCAAGTAACCAGGTTGATTACTAAATTCCTGCGGCTCCACTCTGCCGCTACATGTTGTAATCTAAAGATTTGAAAGATACTATCCAGAATAGCATCTACCAGATCCTTGCCAATCACCTGCATAAATATAGCTAAGAAAAGCGCTAGTGGTAGAGGATTCTTAAGTGCTTCCCAAGTAATCGCTACAATGTCCTCAAAACCAAATTCTGGCATAGCTAATCCTCCGAAAGAAAATAAATCCCAAGGCCCTCTATATTCCCTGAGATTTTATAGTCAACAGAAGCGACCATCTTACTTATCACCAAAACATCATATAAATAGTAAAAGATGGGCGGCCCACGGGCCGAGCCGCCCACTGGCCAAAGGAAGACACGCTCTACAATGGAAAGCGACTATCCTTAAGAAACCCTAATTTGGAGCTTTCAATGCCAGTTGTGATTCCCCCTGATTTTCTTGAAGTTTCTGAGCAGCCTGTGCGCCACTCAATACTACAACCACTTGATCATCTGCAAAGGATTGTTCTATCTCTATCTTGTCTGCATGTACGCCAAGTATAGATAGACATAACTTTGTTGCTTGTACATTCCCCGATTTTGCTTTCTCTACCAAAGAAGACAATATTTCAGCAAGTTCCCTGCCTACGATAGCCCTAGAGGAAACAAATACATCATCCCAGAAGCCTGGTAACAGTGTCCACCTGTGTAAGGTCTCGACCTCTATTCCAGTGAGCTTTGAGAATTGACGCCAAGTTTTCAGACCCTCCGGCCTCAGGGCCCTAGGCGTACTAAGCCAAGTAATAAGTTTACCCTGAATCTCGGACCATCTTCTAGTCTCTACACCAAACATTGGCAGGGCCCTTGATAAAGAATACGCACAATACAGCGGTAGATACTATACCTACTGCTTATATCATAGCATAATTTTAATAACTTGTCAAATTATTCTCCGCTAGAATAGTTCCTAACCAAACTCCTCCATGACCTCTGCCATTGCAACTACATCTTCTGCGCTGTAGCGATTAAAAAAGCACGCCCACCAGCGAGCACAATGGGGCTTCCCACAAGTGATTCCTGTGCACAAACAGTTGTCTGGAGCAACCACAGGGGGTCGGTTGGTTTGTCGTGCATAAAAATCGGCTATTTCCCTTACAGGAAGGGGTGAGCTAGAAACAAATGGATATTCCTTTCCTTGCAGTGCCCGAAGTTGCTTATCAGACAATTTCTTCACAATACCTCCAAAACACGTTATTATCGAAATCATGTCTTTTCCAAAGACTAGGGAATCGGCCAGGGAATTGCCTGATGTCTGGACAGCAATGATTTAATAAATACTTTTTCTTTCCTGGAGGAGTCTATGCCCTCCAGAGCTTTCAGAATGTTCTCCCCCTGTGGGATGACCTTATCGAAATCACAGATGTCCAAAAGTATTCGCCAATGTGTACCTAGTCCTGGAGACCAGCACTCCAGATGTTTTCTTTTTTCATCTTTTTCAATAACGATATAAAGTGTTTTCCATTCTATGTCTTTTAGAACGTCTCCGACCTGTATATCCTCTAGTTTGTAATGTATCTGCGAAGTTCCCTAACCTCCCTAATAATCCCCTCTAAATCGTCTGTTAAGATCGCAATTTTATCAATGAACTGAAAAGTATCAAAGGCCATCCCTTGAGGAAGACAACGATGCAGATAAAATTCGGTTTTTAGCTAATTCACAATATTGATGGTCAATTTCTATACCTATTCCAATTCTATTTAGCATTGCTGCAGCAATCATGGTAGTACCGCTGCCAGCAAACGGGTCTAGTACAGTATCACCAATAAAACTGAAGAGCTTTATGCAACGGCGTGGCAATTCTATTGGAAATGGCGCCGGATGTCCTATCTTTTTCTTGCTTTCACCACTAAATGTCCAGACTCCATTCGTCCAGTTCATAAACTCAGATTTGGTTATGTCTGACTTTCTGCTACCGCTTGTTTTGCGCCATCGCTTCTTGTACAGTACAACGACAAGCTCAACAGGGGCAATCACGTAGGGAGCGGATGCACTCATCCAAGAACCCCAGGCTGTGCGACGCGAGATATTACCTTCGTTCCATATAACCGTTGAATGATACTGAAAACCAACCTGTTTGGCGATTGTAGTAATATCAGCACCAACACTTTGTTGACCCCCCTTGTTTTTGTCCAGAGGAATGTTTAAGCAAAATCTCCCATCATCTTTCAGAAATTGAAAACATCTTGATAGCCAAGTGCGTGTAAACTCCAAGTAATCAGGATACGACATATCGTCCTGATGAGAGTTATATTTAATATCAACATTGTACGGTGGAGAAGTAACAATCAAGTCTATACTATTAGGGCTAATATCATCGGTAATAAGAATGTCATCATTGATTACAACCACTTTGTCGTTTGAATAAAATACCTTTGTCGCTGTTCTCAATTGAAATGCTTCTCCACTATCCAGTACATTGACCTTTGTCTGTCTGTCCAACTGGCCTGCCAGCGCTGACAAGGTTGGAATTTCGATCTCCTTAGTAGGTCTTGATGCTGTCTGAAAATCCTCGTTACAAGACATATTGAGCCCTCCTGATCGTATCACCGTAGACTACAGTCTCCACGTAAACTCTGATTTATGTGGTTAATACTAAGTTACTGGAGCTATAGCCTACAAGGATCTAACTGAAATATATCATAACTTATAACACACGTCAAGAACTTTCATTCGGTCGGTCAAAATGAGTGATGTTATTCCATTCTCCGATAGGAGCATGAACAATGTGCTGCATGTTGTCGTCTTTTGAATAACCCACCACCCACCTGTGCCCCTGGAAGTCACACTCTGGACTGATCACCGACCAGCCACGCTCGAAACAATAGTCGAACAGCGCATGTCCTGGAGATTGTGGCAAGACAAATTGCTGAAGATAATCTCCAGCGATAGCCTCAGGATTATAGTTGAGTTTATGCAAATAGGGAACGAAGTATCTCTCCGTCCATGCTTGATCATGTCGAAAGCTATCCCAATCAGGCGTCGTCCATGTGAAGGGAGAACCATACTTAACATAGGAATCTTTGCATATCTCCCTATCATAACCTGCCAACTGTGTCAGATACTCTTTGTCCGTCGCCCACTTTCTCCATCCGTCCTCAGTTTTGTTTCCTGAGAAGTCGATGCCTGTCTCAGATATTCCAATCTTTGGTATCCTCCATCCAGCAGCGTGAAGAACGTCCACAGCCTTTCGGTACCGCAGCAGATGAATTCCATCTAAATTCATTTTATGCATTCCATACTCGTGCAGATTCATCCAAAGTAAGTAGCCCTGCTTCTCTGCCTCTTTCTCTGATAGGGTACTAGGACCGAAAGCTTTTCCCAAGATGCGATAATGCTCCATATTTGGTGGATTCCCTGTAGAAAAGCACCCGAAAGCTACCTGAAAGTGGGGAAAAGTTTCCCGCACTCGCTCATTGTACCGTAAGTAAAACTCAACCATCCTCTCTGCTTGTTCCACAGAGTTAACAAATACCTCATTTGGGCCCTCAATGATATTCCCCCAGGGAACCCTAGAGAGCCTTGGAGCGGTCATGCGAAAGTATTCCTCTGCTCCTAATGCTCCATTGTAGACTAACCGCTTATCGGGCTCTCCGCCAAAATACAAACGAAAGACATAGCGAACCTGATTGCCAAAAGGACTAGCCTCATTAGACTGGTCAGGGTCCATGATCTTGATATAATTTACTCGCGAGACTGCTACAGCCGCTTTTAACCATGCTGGATAGTGCGGTTTATGTAAATGGAAGGTCAATTTGCTTGGCATAGGAACCTCCTTTGTCATGTAGTCCTCTGGATTAGTCCATCCCTTATATCCTGGGATCTCCAATCCTTTTATCTTTACCATGAAATGCAAATGGGCACCCTGAACGTTCCCAGAGTCTCCGGACAATCCAATAGGGTCACCAGCGCGTACATGCAATACGTTCTGCCGTATAAGTGACTTACTTAGGTGAGCGTACCTTGTAACTACATCCTCCAAGGCTATCTCTACATATAGACCATAGTTTCCGGTGCTAGACACCGTCTTAGCAAATCCAGAATGGGAAGCGTAGACCGGAGTACCTATCGGAGTAGCATAATCTATTCCTTCGTGTCCGGGAAGATTCCACCTACTATAATATTCCGGGCGCTCTCCAAAGCCCTGGGAAACCGGCCAGCGTGCATCCACAGGGGGAAAGAGAGCCTTCTGACCAGAGGCAAGCAATGCTCCAAGAATGTTATCGGTGTTCATGGGTGCACCCCTTCGATTTTACGACACGTCCTTCCCTAGATATAGTCTATTTGACATCCTCAAAAGTGAATTCCTCTTTGGAACGAAGAAGCATCGTTCCAAGTTTAGTTCCCTTGGGAATGTCATATGGTTCTGCCCAATACCCCAAAAGCGCCAACACTTGATCAGGACGGAAGTCCTCTGTATCTTGGCGATGAAATTCAGCTAAATACTTTAGCTCATCTGCATCACAGCCATATACTATCGCCTCAGAATGACCCATCAATCCTTGTCTTATCCAAATCTGTACCGTGTGAAATGCAACCTGACTTTCTATGGTAAGTGGGCCATACGGCGGTCCCTCTCGTTGCATTTCCTCCAACGTGTAATACGATGATACCACTGGATTCCCTAGAGAATACCAATGGATATCTTGTCCTGCTCCATGATAGGACTTTTCTCTCTGCGTACGACCACGATACATCTCTCCTGGAATCTCAAAAGGTCCATACATGATCTTCGTTATTACTCCTCTCCTTCCTCAGGCAAGACAAACTTAAGAACTGGCCGTTGGCTATCACTTGTACCCTTAAGATATCCTGCAATGAAGAACGTACCAAACAGTGCAAAGACGTCTTCCTCAAGTATCTGCTTTCTACCCATCTCTATTTTGCTAAGCACAAGATATCCAAAAGCGTCTGCGAGCAGGGAACGAAATTCTGCACAGTCTACCACCTCCTTTCCTAATTCCAAGGAGCTTATTTTGCATAACGTTGCGAACATCTCTTCAGACATGCACCTCTCCCCTTTTCAAAAATGCTACTTCGGTCCTGCGTAAATACGGTATCTGCTCAATACCTCCTCCTGAGGGTGCTCTTCAGGACTGCCATATATCATACGACAGAACCAGCACCTTGGAGGGTCTATTTCTGGATGCTCTGGATCTGTGCTTTCAGTAAGAAGAATTGTGCATAAGTCACACCTTTCATTAGGGTCTTTTCGTCCGGCCCAAGAACGCTTTTGTAACCCTAACCTACGACATATCTCAGTAAACCTGTGATGTCCAATATGAAGCTCACTACAGATATCCTTTACAGTCATTCCATCATTATAGAGACGAGCTACTTCTTGTTCAAGCTCCTCCTCTGTTCCTTTCCACACACTCAAATTACGTGGTTTTGCCAGTCCCCTTTCGACCAAGATGTTTCTAGCGTATCTCCATCCCATCCCTACAGACTTTGCAGCTTTATTGATAGCTCCAAGACGAATGTAAGCTTCACAAAGTTCGTCCGCACGCTCTTCCAGATCTTCTTTGGTAAACTTTCTCAGTGACATAAGACTTACCGTCCAAACCATATCAGTGAAGGACCGTTCATAATCAACCAGTTCAGAAACCTATATACCAAATACCACAGTGGGAGAGCTATAATCAAGGCAAGCAAAAAACCCTTTATTAAACGAGCCATTACTCTGAATCCTCCTCAGGAAGAACCTCCTCTATTAGATGTGTCTGGTCGTGTTTATCTAAAAGTTCAAAAAACTTAGCCAAGTCTAGGTAATCCACGACAAGCTGATTCAAAGAACAATTGCAGATAGGGCAATGGTAAATTACCTGCCAACAGTCATGTTCTCCTATAGTAGAGCGCTTGTTCCAAAATTGCAGGTCCCCAACATACACTACCCCATCCATAATGTTATCTGGTTCAACAACGAAGGTATCGAAGAATAGTTGTTTCAACTCCGCAGTTCGTTTTTCGCAGTCCAAGTCAGCGATATATCTTGTGTTCAACCGTAACTGCTCATAATTCCTTGACATAACTTTTCTCCAGCAAGTCCATTAGCGTGCTTGACATTCACGTAACTTTAGTTTTCTATTTGTCGCCTATAGTTTTTACTCCACAGCAATCCTCTACGTTGTTGTATCCATAAATAGTCCTCTCCACCTCACCCTAGAGGAATAGGTACAAGTGAACATATTTAGAACTCTCACTTAACATACCCAGCCTGTTTGCATACAAGATAGGCATATTTCCTAGTATGCGCTGGAGCTCTGTCGACTCCATACTTGAGAACATTATTTGGCCCCCAGTTATAGGCGCAAATCATGGCAAAGACGACATCCGCTTCGGTCATCCCTGGCTTCGCCACCTTCTTGCGCACATAGTCCAGGTATTGCGCCGTCGCCCAGATGTTTTTGTCCGGTATAAAAGCATCATCCCACGTCCACCCCTTTCCCTTCGTCACTTCAGTCCAAGTTCCACGCAGGAACTGGCCCAATCCGCGTGAGAAATAGCCGTCGCGCGAAACCGCCTTGGGATTGAACGCCGATTCCTGTTGGATAACGGCAGCGATGATCTGCCAGGGGATGTCCACACGAATCGCCTCACGTAAGATAATCTCGCCATACGGCACGTCGGCCAATTGTGAGATGTCCTTTTGGTTTGGCGGACTGGATTCCGACGACTCCGCGTGAACGGCTACTGCCATCGAAGCTTCCGCCGCGCCAACGGGAGCAACGCCTCTGGCCGTTGATTCCGTGGTCGCGTGTTCTTTGGCGGCTTGTACTGTTTTCTCACTATCACCCGTCGCGGGAGTTGGAGTGACAACGAGAGTGATTGCAATTGCCAAGCCGACCAATACCGCGCAAACTTTTCCCGCCCCGAACCTGTCATCTAACCCCCTTTTGAACTCGCTTGCCGCGCCGAACGCAACACCCACGCCGGTGGCCGCGCCCGCGCCGATTTTGCCTCCGACGTCTTTCCCGCGTTCAAACGCTGCCCGTTGCTTGCTCAACCTTTTAGTTTCAGTCATGGTGCTCCCTCCGTTTTTCAGCCGCATACCACACCTCTGCGACCAACGGTCCCACCTGGATGACAAGGGACACAAACGGGAAGGTCGTGGATATCTTGATCACGTGAAAACCAAGCCCCCAGTGCCACCAACAGACGTTCCATTGAAAATGGAACCTTTCCATGTAAGTCTCCTTTCTTGATTTTCGAGCACACCGACCCGACAAATGAAATTGTGCGTTCCTTCATCTCACCTCATCGCATTCATTTCCTGGCGGTTTCGGTGGCACGTCTAACATCCAATGCGTAATGCCTTCCACTCGCCCATCGTCCTTCCTCCGTTCTGGACAAAAACCGTCGGGATAGCGTTTCTCTAGCTTGGCAATATTGTACGTTGCTAGTTCATCCATAGAAATGCTTAGCGCGTCACACAAAAGGGCAAGATACCACAACTCATCACCCATTTCCTCGATAAGCTTGCTTTTATCAAGTACGCGACCATGAAAAAATATCTTTTTCAGTTCGTCGACGATTTCCCCGGCCTCACCGGCTATGCCAAGTCCGGCAGCCAGCATTTGCTCCACCTCCTGGGGAAACCATCCCTTGGTACGCATCGCGCTTTTTTGATATTCATCAAAGTCCATCGTCCCTCCGCTGAGTCAGAGTAATTCCCATCATGTCCCGTTTGACAAGGGGCAGAGTTCGTCTTGGTGGTGATCCTTGGCAAACGTATGCCGGACAAATCGCCGTGTTGCGATTTCGGTTTCGTCCACAGAAGACAGTCTGCTGCTTTCATCCTCGTTTGTCATCTAGCTTTCTCCTTCTCTACAACATCACAAGTCCCCGTTTAATTCCCTCCAGCGTCAGCTTCCTTCTGCTTTCCCTCCAGGTGTTCAATTCTTTTCTCCAAGTCCTCAATTTCCAGCGCCATGTCCCACACGGTCGTCACCAGGATTTTGATAACTATCTCGAACGTTTGCATCTCCGACCGTTCGTCGCGATACATCTCCACAATGTCTTGCCATTTCATGTATGGTCCCTTTCGGCTACCTCGTTGTCCTTTTGCTCGTCTTTTACGCACCAATGACATCCTTCGCACCAAGGTCCGGTTCTGCCCTCCCTTTCACAGCCCAGTCCCCACACGGGGACGTGCTGCTTGATCTCCTCTGGCAAATCATCAAATCCCCTGGCAGCAAATAGCTCCTGTGGTGCACTGCATCCGTAACGAATAATCCACCTTGACCAATTCATGCTTTCCATGTCACTTCCTATCTACATAAAGTCTACCGAACTTTTCTCTCTCTTGGAAAGTCCGGGAATTCCTCTGGATGCTCGTAAGCGTAAATGCGTTGACGTACCGTGACCTTTCCATTTGGATCTAGTGTAACAGCCATTCGCTTTCGCGCCTTTCCAGATGCCTTAACTCGCTCTGTAGCGATTTCCTCTAATCGTGCCGCTCGCTCAATCAGCTCCGGGTGTTTACGCCATAATTCATACCATTGGTAGTCTGGTTGAAGCGGGCAAATATAGCATCCACTCTTTCGTGGAACGTCTAGTCCCTCTGCACGGATGATCTCAATACAACCCTGTCGAGTTATCCCCGCGTCTACCAGCGGACGGAGTGCGCCCTTTTGTCGCCTAGACTCGTCTGCCGCGATGCCAATGAGCATGGGAACGTCCCCACAAAACGCCTTACATGGCTCAGCCTTAAATATTCGAGTGCACCAACGGAAAGCTGCAAATGGCGTCAATCTATAGTGCTCGCAGTACTCGATCAGTCCAGGCACGTTACGAGGCACTTTGCCCTTTCGATACTCTGCCCCAAGTCGCGTGATTGACAATCCGCGAGGTTGGAGCCACTCGCGTTCAAAATAATCCATATAGCAGTATGTCTCCGGCCACTCCGCGCCGGTATCAGCGAAAACGATGTCACCATGCCAGCCCTTGTTGACCAGCATGATGGTCATAGCAACACTATTAACGCCGCCGCCAAAACTAATAGGCTCTTTCATTTTTCTCCTTGTAATTAAATCCACAAGCCGCCTTTATTCAAACGCCTCAGCTTTCCTCTCAACACGTCTACGATGTGCTCTAGGGCAGCATAAATCAACCTCCTTTCAGAAGGAGTATACTCCTCAAGCTCTGTGCAAAATCCACCGAGCAACGCCTCATACAGAGCGGAGATAGACAACTTTAGAGCGATTATACGAGCCTTTCGCATATTCACCCTGACAAACTCCTACCAGCCTCTGTGTAAATTCCAAATTACCTCCCATCCTCCCCGATGAATCTCAGCTCTTCTCCAAGAGCCCACAGGGGGGAGTTTCTGTTGACCAGTTTGTATTTACCATTTCACTAGTACTTTGTTATCGCTTCGCTGTTACTTTGTTATTACCGTAACAAACTACGTACATTGCTTTCTATTGTGCTTACTTTCGTCGGTACCAGATAAAAGTTAAGAATACATATAGACACCACCCTGCGACAGTAAGAATTATCCCATTTACAATCCCTAAGACATACCATAACCACCAGGGAGTAGATCCGTTCACTCTAGTCCTCCATCCTAGACTATACCTAACAACTCGAAAACTTACAACTTTCCTATGTATCTATTTTTAATATCACCTTGAACATAAACCACAGGGGGAGCAGTGTAGCAAATAGCAGAAGTCAATCGCAACTTAAGAGGCTTGTCGGATAACGGTCGATAGCGATTGACAATGATCGAAAGCGATTGGTAACGATTGGTAATGAACTTTCGTTTAACTCCCGCTGATTCTTGCCTGAGATCTACCTTGTCATTGCCCTAGGGAGGATAGAGCAGATTCTTTTAACAGCATACCACAGATAGGGTATTTTGTCAAATTTAGCAGAGAAGCCGAAGTCAAACTTGTTTGGTTCTGTGTTGGTAGTAACGCGAAAGATGAACTCGACGTAGGGAGAGAAGTAAGGGGAACCATATGTGAGTGTTCCAGAAGACATGAGAGAACTTTATGAGCAAACAACCGACTATACAACGCAACGAACAGACACAATCGACAGACAAGCACTGGATTAACAGATTATCAGGTTAACAGATTATCAGGTTAACAGATTATCAGGTTAACAGATTATCAGGTTAACAGATTATTACAGGCTACATTGCAAGATGAATTCTGAAAAGCAAGTAAACTTGCAAAGATAGTTATTGTATTGATTTGTAGAGATTTAGCACAATCGTTACACATCTTTGCAAGTTTACTAGTGTATGCGAAATTTGACGAAATGGAACAGTCGTGGTATAATAGTCGCGTTAGTATCGAGAGACTAGCACAGAAGGGAAAGGATGATGTAGATGATTCAATTTCTCGTTTGGTATCAACTTTCAGTATATGGAAAGGATGTGGAATGATGGACGAATATGGTTTTGATATTGAGTTGTCGGATTGGTTGTCTAGTAAACTTGACAGTAAGGACGTCGCGCAAATCGTCGCGTATATTACGGAATACGACGACGTAATCAGTGAGTTAGAACAGGAACTAGTCGACAATAACGAAACGCTAGATATTGAAACAGTATCTGGCATTCACATTGTAGATGTGTTCGCATAACTCACATAGTTGGAGGTACAGTATGGCAATCTTTACTGAAGAAGAGTTGAGACAACTTGCAGTAGTGTTCTCACTTGCGAAAAGCGGGGCAAGCACAATCGCGCGTAGACTTGGCGCGGACATCGAAAACTTGGAGTCGGACGCCAGAGAGGTCAAGCGCGTTGTAAAGCATCAGAAGCCTAGTCCCAAAGCTGTCCCGCAAGCTGTCCCGCAAGCTGTCCCGCAAGCTGTCCCGCAAGCTGTCCCGCAAGCTGTCCCACAGGACAGGACGTCAAATGAGCAAGCAACGTTGAAAAGCATAAGCATAGATGATAAGACGTTGCTTGCGTTGTCTTCTGCTAGAGAGACTCTAGCAGACGTAGAAAGCAAAGCTGTTGATGAGACAATCGCGCGACATGAGAAACGTCGTCGCGCAAAGATCCACGAGCAATACTCAAAGAAGCCCGCGACAACGCCAGCAGCAAAGCTCGTCGACGTTGCAAGCTTGCCAGAAGTGTCGTCGCCAAAACGAGACCAGCAAGGTTTCATCAATGCGCAACGAAACTTCTCGTTACGTAAAGATGCAGACAAAATAGTCATAGAAATCGACCTGAAAAACGTCGATTGCTTTGACAATGGTTGGGGACAGGCGATAGTAACTACAGAACGGGCGCGCGTTAGCAATCCAGCCAGAATGCGACACTATATCCACATTGCACCAAGCTGGTCGCTTTCGTTGCATTTAGTGCGACGAAAGCAACCGGCACGATTTGTCGACAATCTCGACTAGCAAGACACGGCCCAGCATTCATAGCGCAAGTGTTCAGTAGAACACTTGCGCTATAGTACGTTTGTGCTATAGCACAAACGTACTATAGATCAAATGTGCTATGCCACAAGTGTTCTATAGATCGAACGTTCTGTAGAACACTTGTGATATAGTACATTTGTGCTATAGATCAAGTGTTCCATAGATCAAGTGTTCCATAGAACGGATGTTCTGTAGCGACCTAGGCTACCGGGCTATCCGTCCTATAGGACGCTTTTCCCATTTTGGAAAAATTTTTTCACAAAGTCCCCAAAATTTCCCAAGGAATTCTGGGAAATTTGCCAAAGTCCACAGGGGGGATGGGCACAATAGGCTTATAAGCCCGCTAACAGAGTCCAAGTCTTATAAGACTATAAGTCTGTGGAGTAATAGTCTGGAAAAGACTGGGCTCTATAGAATCAACTTTTTTCGGACGTCATTTTCAGTTTCCGCTTTATAAAAGAACATGTTAACATGCGGACATGACAAAGTCCGCAATACTACATGTTATTTACATCGTTCCTGTTACAGTACGACGTAAACTCAAACGTCGAATTGACAGCAAAATATCATAGCAACTTGCTGGCATACTGTAACCAACAGCAAACGAAAGTGCTCTATGGAACGATTTTTCGACTTTTTATCATTATGTCAATTAAATTTTTTCAATTGACATAACATTGTGAAGAAAAGTACAAAGTACTTGACATAATGTGAAAATTTCGTGTAGAAAACTGTAGTATTTGCTAGCAAACATAGCAAAGACTACGAAAAAATGGGTCCCATATAATGACTCATTTTTTATGGTAAAGTTGACTGATTTGCTTTACATAACTACTCATATTATGTTAGCTTATTATGTAAAGCTAGCTTGACATAAAACCATTTCAACTGATACTAACGTGAACGCATTAGTATCAGCAGACTTCTACCAAGTCTGGAAACGCAACATTATGTCAAGCAAATAACAGCAAAGGACAGTAATTGACAGTAACGATTTTTTGAAATTAACGTTATGTAAAGTTCAGCTTGACATAATGTTGAAAATTTGACCATCTTTTGCAGTTTTCGAGAAATCGAAAATTTCTCGTTTCGAGAAAACTGCAAAAGACTACAAATCTCTCCCCAACGTGGCATAAAGGGCAGGATATGGGGAGCGGATTGCAGTCTTTTACTGTCAATTTTTTTACTGTCTTTTGGATTATGAATTGAACTGGCTAGACAAAAAGACACCTCGTGAGAGATTTACAGTTTTCTACTGTTTATTCACAATAGAAAACTACAATACAATACAATAGATATACATATATAAATATATATCTTATCTTTCTCTCCAAATCTCGCCCTGGTAAAATCGCACAATGTTTTTTGAATTCGAGAGAGCTTGCTAAAATTTTGCACTTTCTCTTTATAACTTTCTCTTTTCTTTCCTATGCTACCCCCCGAAAAAGTCATGCGATGCATAAAAAAATGCCAAGTCTGCGAGAGAATGATTATGGTATAAGATAGGTTGTTATTGGTTACTGTTTTCTATGGTATATTAACAGCAAAAAACAGTAATCAAATCACGCTACCTGGTACTTTTCCAAAAGACAGCAATCGCGAGTGTTGTCTTTTGCAGTCTATTGCCACCAGTTGCAGTCCTTATGTCCGAAATTTACAGCAAAGGACTGCAAACAAAAGCATTCGGGTCCCAAATATTCAGACCTTTGAATGTATTTTGGACCAATTCCGAACATATGTTCTAGGTCTGAAGCACTAACACAAAGGATGGACGTCTAAAAAACTGCAAAAGACTCCAACGAAATCCCAGGTAGGGTGCCGAGGAATCGGTTTTTGTCTGTCTTTTGCAGTTTTCTATAAATTTCACTCATCAGTGTAAATTTGACAAAGTAATAAAATTGTGCTATGCTATGTGCAGCATAGCATAACCTGAATAAATGACCAAGAAAAAACGTGTAGAAAAGTACAAAGTTGCTGCGAAACCTTAGTCTAAAACATAACAAACCATATACAACCATACGATACAGTTGTATATGGAACGGTTTTCAACCTATCTTGACCTATCAGAAGGAAGCAAGATGAACACTACTGGAAAGGGGACAGAGCTCTATGCCGTTCTACTTGATGGCGTAGAGGTGTTTCGCGGGAACTACCCCACCACCCTGTGTTATGCGCATAAGATGCGCTATGGGGTGGCGAAAGCCCGCACAGGTGAAGACTTACGAGTCATTCACCTGGAGACGGGAGAGGTGGTTTATAGTTTCAATGCTTCTGGAGAGGAATGGGCTCCAGAAGCTAAATAAGGGGAGAGAGTATGCTTTGGCAAAAAGCAAAGGCGGGCCGGTTAGCTTGCCTGCACTGGCCAGCAGGCGGCAAGGGAAAGATAAGGTCCAGACGACTTCCTCGGCCCACAGAGGCGGCGGCGTTGCGGGCCGCCTCTCAAGCGGAATGGAGATTTGACAAGCTCTGGGGAGCGACTTTATACATCCAGCTAGAAGACAGTTGGGTAGGGTATAAGCTAAAGTCCCCCGTTTCGAGGTCTGCGGCCCAGAAGACCGCAGACGCTTGCGACTGTGTTGGGTGTCCTGCCGTAGTCGTAGCCTATGGTAGGATTCAATATGCATCTTATAAGGTGCGCATGGAATTGTAGTTGAAAGGAGAGAATGATGAAGACAAGATATTTTAGTCACTTTGGGGAGGTCGAGGCCCCGAATCAGGTTGCGATTTATGGGCCGCTCCAGCGAGTGGTCCGGGTCGAGGAAAGATTCTCTGATGCCCTGCGACTGGTGCAGGACATTGAGAGAAATTGGAACGGGTATGACACGCTCCCTGGGGGCGCATCTTCATATTACGAGGATGCGCTGGAGGAGTTAAAGTACGCTGAGCGTATTCACGCTCAGCGAACTCGGTACATGGTCACAATCTCACAAGAGGAAAGCGGTGTGAAAGCAACCGCTATCCTCTTGCCAGAGGAAAACTACCAGGATCAAGCCGTCCTGGTGGTTGAGTGTGAGTTGGGCGGGTGGCGCGAGGTTGGAGTGGTCAATTGGCCACTCCAG